TCACGTTATTAAGTAGTGCGCGGCTTCCAATTCAATACCATTATAGCGGGGCTTGTAGTCCGGCTTAGGTGCAACCCCAAAGCCTAATCGAAGTTCCCTATATCGGGGCGCACTAAGCCCGTACAAATTGCAGAAAGACTCAAGGGAAGCGAGCTTTTGAAGTTCAGTAAGCCGCTCCACGGCCATAAAGAAACGCCGGGATATTTCAGCCTTAACAGGGCAAGACGTTCTAACTAAGCGTGGCATATTCCGGCGGCTTTTGCACTTGATATTATAGCGAAGTAGTCCGCTTCGTTGATAGTAATAACGTCCTTCCCGTCTAAGTACGCAGCTTCTAAAGCGTCGAAGACGTGGCGAGGGATAAACGGGTATAGTTCCCGATTGGAATATAAGGTATTTATTGCGATTTCCATATAGCTAAGTTATTTTCTGCGAATTTTGCGTTTAACGGCTTTTAGGCTTCAAATGGTAGGAATTACTACCCCGAAGAAAAAGACGCTAAAAAAGGGCGTTTCTGTGCGTTTTATGCGTATCAGTATAATACGGGTCGAAAATGCCTACTTATCTGAGTTTCTCGCCTTTATATATAATAAGGTGTAGCCAAAATTTTAGAATAACGGAACGATACGACCCATGACTACCCGACAGCGGCAGAGGTGGCATCGTCGGCCCGGCGGACATCCGCTTTTTTAGTAAGTTCCGTAAGGCGTTCGATAGTCCTTTGCTGGCTTTCGATTATTGAGAGAAGCCGCGCCTTTTCATTTTGCGCGTCGTCCAAGAGCTTAAGAAGGATTTCGGAAGGCGCGGCTTCGGGCTTCTTTTCTTCTTCGGGTAATAGCATTTCCCCATCGCCCATCATAAGCCAAAGAGGATTAAGGCGCGGAAATTGTATGGTAATTTGTTGCAGAGTGTCCGGCATTATAGATTTGCGAATACTTTGAATATACGCAGAGCCAACGCCAACGCGCCTACAAAATTCACGTTCGCTAATTCCTTCGGATTTTATAAAGTATTTAAGTCGCTCTTTTACTGTTCCTTCCATAGTTCGGAGGGTTGAAAGTTAATAATCGTTAAAACAATTCACTTTTGTATGGCGAACACTTGCACAGTGTATGGCATTGTATTAACTTTGCACTGTGTTAGTAATTCAGTTGCAAAGTTACGGAAATTACGAACACGAAGCAATAGCAAAAATTACTTAAACAACAGTTATATGGACTTCACGACAAAGCAAATAAACAGCAACTTCCGAATTAAAGTTAGCGGAGTGAACGGCGAGGGCAAACGCCTAAATACCCTTGTAGGAGCATCCGGGCTTCTTAGTCTGATAGGGGAAAAATTGGCGAACAACCTTTTAACCCGCGCCTTCAAGTGTATGCTCGACAAGTGTGTATGCAAACTTCGTCGAGGATTGAAAATTACTTTTTACTACAAATAAACATACAGACGTATGGCAATAAAGACTATAAAAGCAAAAGCCCGTGTAGAAGTCCTAACAGACTTCGGCTATTGGTGCCTTGCAGAGATACGCGGACTTAAGGAAGGCACGGAATTAGAAGGCCGGTTAAACCCGGTAAACAACGCTTTCGACTTCACATATAACGGACAGGACGCTATGCTGTGGATAGGACACAACGGCGTAATTATTACAGACAACAATTAACACCATACACAACTATGAGCATGAACGACAACCGGGGCTGTAGTGTTTGCCCCGCCGGAAGCGAGAATTACGAAATATTCTCTACCCGCCTTCGCGGGAAACGTGTTAAGCGCGTACAGTACGACTACCGAACCCCGGACGGGGAATTATTCGCTACCGTAGCGTCGAGCCTTACCGAGTGCAGACACCGCCGCGACGAGTGGCTAAGTAAGCGAGAAGCAAACACGGGTAAGGGCTAATTTACCCACCTCCGTATCACTATAATACGATACACAGACAAGACCACATATATAAGCCAACGGAGAAGGCATCCCCTTCGTGAAGGCTATAAACCGTTGACTACCGGGAACAGGACGGGCGCGGGACGCTACGGGCGTGAGAAGGGCGAACCTTCCCCCGCGCACTAATTCAAACTTTAAAAAGATAAGATATGACACTAACAGCGACAACAAACACGACCTTCCGGGGCTTCCGAGCAGGCCTCGACCAAGTAAAATCCGGCGACCTTCGCGCTTGCGTCGCCGAACTTTGGAAGGCATTAGGTATCAATAACCGAAATTCCTTCTATTGTTACCGTGACGGGAAGCAAGAGCCGAAGGCAAGCCAAGCCGCCGCAGTTATGGAAGTATTCGCCAAGTACGGAGTTACTGAAAACATTTGGGGGGTATGCGACTAAAGGCAGAACTAAGCCCACGCGAAGGCGAGATAGCCGAACTTTTGGCATGGGGCGCGAGCAAGAAGGAAGTAGCCGACAGACTCTTTATTTCCGCCCGAACCGTGGAGAATACAGCCCGGAACATTTACCAAAAGTTAGGCATACAAAAGGCTACGGAACTTTGCATATGGTGGTTTTGCACTAAGTGCGGGGTTCCCGTCAGTAAGGATCCGCTTAAACGTGCCTTCATTGCTGTAATAATGCTTTTCGCCTTCCTTCCCCGCGAGTTTATGACCTTCAACGACAATTATACGCCACGAACGGCAAGAACAGCCCGGACGAACCGACCGACAAGGAACGGCCGCCGGATAGACGAGGAAACCGATTTTAACGACTTCTTTACCCCAATAGCATGAAAGAAAAAATATTAACAACAATTTTCGGCAAGACCGAACACGGCGAACGGTACACGTTTCGGCAGTGGCTTATTTATGTTTGGTTTGCCGTTTCCCTTTGCTTATTGGGAATGATGGAAGACGCGCCGCTGTGGGCTTACGGCGTGATGTTGGCAAACTTCGCCGCCGCAGCTTATAATCTTAACAAATTACCACTTCCGGCAGACCCGGAAGAAGAACAGGACGACGATGAAGAAGAATAATACCAACACGCGAATAATAGACCTTACCCTCGGCGAATTGTTGGATGCCGTCGAAGACCGGGTTAAGGAAGTCTTAGCCGGGAAGCCCCAGGCCGACGAAAAGAAAAAACGCTACGTCTACGGCCTTAAAGGGTTGGCTAAACTTTTCGGTTGCAGCAAGACAACCGCAAGCCGCATAAAGACCTCCGGCAAGATTGACAGGGCAATAACGCAGATAGGCGCACTGCTTATTATTGACGCGGATTTAGCCTTAGAATTAGCCGGAAAAACAGGAAACAACATAACCCAATAAATAACAGCTATATGAGCAAACAAGTAAGAATTAAAAGCCTAACCCTTATCAACTTCAAGGGTTTGCGAAATGTAACCGTTACCTTCGGGAACGACGTTACGACAATCAGCGGACGCAACGGAACCGGCAAGACCACAATCGCCGACGGCTTCTATTGGCTTTTCTTCGGTAAAGACAGCGAAGGCAATACCGACTCCAAGTTTGGCATCAAGACCAACGACGCTAACGGAAACTTCATACCCGACCTCGAACACCAAGTAGCCGGAGTTTTCGACGTGATAGACACCGAAACAGGAGAAGCCGAAACCGTGGAACTTCGCCGCGTCTATGTCGAGGAATGGAAAACGGAGAAGGGAACGACGGAACGAACCCTTAAAGGACACCATACCGACTACTTCTATAACGGAGTTCCCCTCAAGACAAAGACGGAATACGACGCTAAGGTAGCGGCTATCATTCCCGAAGACCTCTTTAAGGTCATTACCGACCCCTACTACTTCCTTACGCTTCATTGGAAGGCACAACGCGAATACCTTCTTAGAATGGCGGGCACCATTTCCGACACGGATATAGCCGCCAACCGTGCTGAGTTTTCCGAACTTCTACGCCGGGTTACAGGCAAAACGATGGAAGAATACCGTAAGGAAATTTCCGCCCGCCGTGGGAAGGTGGAAACACAGTTAGAGAAGATACCGACCCGCAAGGACGAAGTAACCCGTAACACCCCCATTGCGCCGGACTACGCCGCGCTTGAAACCGAGAAGAAGCAGATACAGGCAGACCTCGCCAACATTGACGCGGCCGCTTCTTCCGCCGCCGAAGCCAACCGCGTAGCCTATGAACAGGCGGCGAAAATACAGGGCGAAATCAATACCAAGAAAGCCGAACAGAACAGAATCGTTTTTGACGCTAAGGAAGCCGCCCGTAAAGCCGCCTACGAAACCAACCGAGTAGCAGACGACGCAACCCGCGACCTGTCACAGGTTCAGCGCGAGGAAACAAGCGAAGCCAACTACTACGCCCGTGAAAAGTCAGTGCTGACGGCTTCCATTGCCACAGCAAAAAGACGTAAAGAAGACGCGGAAAAAGAAGTAGCCGCCCTTCGGGTGCGTTGGGAAGCAGTCAATAACGAGCAGTTCCAAGAAAAGACCTACCAAACCGCCGGCCCTCTTCTTTGCCCTATTTTCGGGCATCAGTGCGCCGACCCCGGAGCAGTACAACGCCATCAGTGCGACGCAATAGCGGCCGCCGAAGCCTTCAAAAAGAACCAAGACACGGAACGCGCTAACTTCTACGCGAACCAAACCGCCCGACTTGACAGGATGGACGAGGAAGGAGCGCAGCTCAACAAGACGATAAAAGAACAGGACGGCGAAATAGCCCGCCTTACTTCCGAAGCCGCCAAACTTGACACCAAGCACAACGAAGCGGTTGCGGACTTTGCGAGCCGGAAGGCGAACTTAGAAAAGGTCATAGCAGACAACCCCCGCGTAAGCACCGACCCGACTATCAACCCGCAGAACCTCCCGGCGTGGGTAGGGCTTCAAAAGGAGATAGACCAACTCGAAGCCCGACGTTCCGCAATAACAGCACCGGCCCCCGGAGCCACTACCGACCACGCTGCCAAGAAAGCGCAGCTTTCCGCCCGCCTTTCGGAGATAGACCAAAAGTTAGGGCTTCGCGCCACAATTGAAGCAAGCGAACGCCGCTTAGTGGAACTTGACAAGGAAGCCGCTACGTTGGCACAGGAGAAGGCATCGCTTCAAATTGAAGAAGACCTTATAGACGACTTCGTAAAAGACCGCATGGCGGAAGTAGAACGCCGGGTAAACGGACTATTCGACGGCGTGGAGTTCCGAATGTACAAGACTTTAGTAAACGGCGATAAAGAGCCGGACTGTGTGGCGTACATTGGCGGGGTGCGATACCAAGACAAGAACCATGCCGGGCAGATAAACGCGGGGCTTGCCGTGATTAACGCCCTTTGCGCCTTCCACGGAGTAAACGCGCCTATTTTCGTCGATAACGCCGAAAGCGTAAACGAGTTCCCGCCCGTAAGTAGCCAACTTATAAGGTTGGTAGTGAGTAACGGAGAATTTCAAACAACCCATAACTAAACAACGCTATATGTGTAAAACGCCCGAACTTCCGGCTACCATTGTAGCCGCACAGGAAAAATTTGAAGTTGCGTTACGCGATGCCGCCGCGATTGACATCGTGAACAACTTCGGCGCGGCCTTCAAGGCGGCACAAGTAATAACCCTTATACGGGAAGCCCTTACCGACGAAGTGATGGCTAAAGTGTTCATGCCGCTGATGAATACAAAGGTAGGCTTCCGCACCGACCGCGACGGGAAGCCCGACAAGAACGGAAAGACGAAGCCGCTTTACGACGTGGCAACCGTCCGCGACGCGATAGTAGATGCCGCAATAATTGGGCTTCTTCCTACCGGGAATCAGTTCAATATAATAAGCGGCACGATGTACCCCACGAAGGAAGGCTATACCGTCCTTCTTAAGAAGATAGGGGCAAAATATATTATCGACATACAGGCAGACCGAAGCCAAAACCCCGGCTTCGCCGAGTTCCCCTGTAAAATTTCCTATTCCTACAACGGGGAGAAAAACAGCCTTACCGTTGTAGCCACCGTCCGCCGCGACCAATACAGCAGCAACGACCAATTGCGCGGCAAGGCAGAACGCCGGGCAAAGAAAGCTCTCTACGAATATCTTACAGGAACGGACTACGGCGACGCGGACGAAACAAGTAGCCGCCCCAACGTGGTAATAGATACCGTCGCCGTGGAAATTTCCGAGAAGGCAAACACCGGGGCCGCTATTGGCTTCGACGATGAAGAAGCGACAATAGTAACCGAAAGCGCACAGGAAGCACCGGCCTACGCACCACAGGCGCAGACCAACGCAGCTCAACCCGCCGCCCCGGTTCAGCCCGTGGAAGTCTATCAGCCCCAAGCCGACCCACAGCCGGCCCCGGCATACAACGCACCAAGAAGACCCGGTTTTTAATGGTACTTAGTGTTTTAGGTTCAAGCAGCAGTGGCAACGCCTACGTTTTGCACAACGCGGGCGAAGCCCTGCTAATTGAAGCCGGGATAAACTTCAAGAAAGTAGTAGCGGCATTGGAAGGCGATATTTCCAAAGTCGTAGGCTGTCTGATAACCCACGAACATGGCGACCACGCCGGACGGATTAACGAGGTATTGAACGCAGTTATTCCAGTCTATGCCACACGCGGAACAATTGAAGCCGCTAAGGTAACAAGCGAGTGGAAGCCCCGCGAGTTGACGCGAACAGAACAGGGCTATAAAGTTCAGACTATTGGACGCTTTAAAGTTATACCCTTCGCCACCAAACACGACTCTGCCGAACCCGTAGGCTTCTACATTTGGCACCCGGAAACGGGCGGGATATTGTTTGCTACTGATACCTACTACTTACCCAATACCTTCAAGGGATTAAACAACGTGCTTATAGAGTGCAACTACGACCCCGAAATATTAGACAGGAACGTAGAGGAAGGCCGCCTAATTCCGACCCTTCGGGAACGAGTAAGGGAAAGCCACCTAAGTATAGACACTTGTTTAGACGCGCTAAAAGCAAACGACTTGAAGGCAGTAAATAACATCGTCCTAATACACCTATCTTCGGGCAACGGCGACCCCGTAGCCTTCAAGGATAGAGTTTACCGGGCGACCGGGAAGCGGGTACACATAGCCCGCCCCGGACTTAGTATTAACTTCAATAAAACGCCCTTCTAAGATGATAAAAGGCTTTAATTCGGAAACCGCGCCATTGACGGAACAGGAAGAAAAGGTACTACTTCCGCTCGTCCTTCAAGGGTTGAGAAAGAAGGTAGGTAAAGCGAACGCAGTAACCAACCGCACCATCGTACAGCGGCTTAATATAGCCGGACACCAAACGAGCGAAGCCCGTATAAGGAAGATTATAAACCACATCCGAATGACGGATTTACTACCGGGGCTAATTGCCACGTCCGGCGGCTACTTCTTAGCAACTTCCGAAGCGGAGTTATTGGACTACGAACAAAGCCTTTTAGGACGTGAGGACGCAATTAAACAGGTTCGGTTAGCGATAGCCCGCCAACGGCGGATCCTTTACAACGACGCGAACCGCCCCGATAAAGATAAACCCGAAATATTTTAATAACCAATTACAATTTTCAAAATGAAGAAAATAGCACTATTCCGAAAGAACGGCGAATCCGCCGAGTTCGTAGACCGCTTCGACAACATAGAAGCGGCAAGCAACGCAGTAAGGGAAATCGTAAGCGAGGACGAAGACGCTACCGTATTCGACTTCTATACCGAAGAACAGGAATATACCGACATCTGCGAGCGTGTGAAGTCCTACGCCGACGCTTGCCATGTGTTAGGCATCAGCGACAACGAAGCCCCCGAAGTGATTGCCGACGGCGGACTAATGCGCCCGGACGAGATAGCCCGACGTAAATTAGAAGTGATAACCGAAGCCCTTAACGAAGGGTGGAAGCCGGATTGGAACAACACCAACGAACCCAAGTATTACCCATGGTTCCACATTGAACCGGGCAAAGGCAAGGACGCAGAGGGGAAACCTGACGGCGCGGCTGCCGGGCTTTCGTTTGCGGATACGTGCAGCGCGGCTTCGGCTACGTATGCGAGCGTCGGCTCTCGGCTTTGCTTCCACGAACGGCGTACCGCCGCCTACGCGGGCGACACGTTCCGCGACCTTTACGCCCAAATCTTAGTAGAAAAATTCTAACCCGACCCAAAGATGACAAAGAAAGAATTAGTGGCGAAAGTCGCCGCAGCTTGCCACGGAACAGAAGCCCACGGCATCACAGCCGGGGCCGTGGAAGACGTGATAACAGCGACCCTCGGAGTAATTAAAGATGTCGTCTATTGTGGCGGCGAAGTAACCTTACGCGGGTTTGGCACTTTCGGACACAAGAACCGAAAAGCCAAGACAGCCCGGAACATCAGCACAGGCGAACCCGTCCACGTTCCGGCCCGCGCCGTCGTCAGTTTCAAACCTTCCGCAGACTTCAACGTAGCACAGGACTAAGATGGAAGCACAAGAGAAGATAGAAACCCGGAAGGACGAAATACGCTACCGCACGGACGACACCCGCCGAATGGTTGGCAAGTTCTTCGCTTCCCCCGTCTTTAAGACGTGGTACGAAGATATGTTAGACAGCGATACCGGGGAAGTTATAAGTATTGAACGTAATAACTTGCTTTTTGAAGCCGGGAAATATATAGACGAGGAAACAGCCCAAAGTATAGCCTTCCACCTTCAATGCGGAGATATTACCGAAGTCGAAGTAAGCAATCAACGCCGAATAGCGCAGCCCGCAAAGCGTTACACCCTTCTGCCCTTCAAGGCTACCGCCCAAATTGGGAATAAGAAGAAAAGTTTTATTCTTCAAGCGCAGAGCGCGACCCTCGCTATTGAAGTTGTTACGGACTACATAGAACTAAACTTTACTTCCCGTTTCGTGGTGGATAGCGTCAAGGCGATGCCCGGCGTAATAATTCTTAATGACCGCTTCCGCCGCGCCGTAGAGGAAGTGGAAGGCGGCAACGAAGCCGGAGAGGAAACCCCGGACGGAGAGGAAGCCCGCGACGATACCAAATATTACCGAATTGGAGCGGACATAATAGCCAAGAGCATGGACGGCGAAGACGACACGCCCCCGATGTCCTACGATTTCATTGTTAAGACCCGCGACATCGACACCGCGAAGGCGGTAATAACCGCGTGGCTTAATACCCAGCTCAAGAAGGAAGCCGAGAAGGAAGGACGCGAAGTTAAAACCTTTGAAGTTTCGCTTACATCGGCTTCGCCCTTCAACTTGAACGCGATTATTCCATACGCCTTCTGCGTCGCATATAAAGAAGACGAGAAGATAACAATAACGACCGACTAACAACCGGGGCGCGTTTGCCGACCCAGTGAACGCGCCCCATTAACCCAAACGCTATGAGCCAAGACAGCATAGTAATTTTTCGTTCATACATAGACGCAATGGCGGAACTTCCGGCGGAACTTTACAAAGAAGTTTCGCGGGTTCTATACGCTTACGCTTTTGACGGAATAGAGCCGGACGACAGCGCAAGCCCGACAGCCCGCGCCCTGTTCATAGCGTTAAAGTCGCAGATAGATTTTAACGTAGCACGATACGAAAGAGCCGTTAAGAACGGAAGTAAGGGCGGCGCACCTAAAGGCACCCGGAACAACCCCAACGGAAGGCGCGGAAAAAGAACTAACCAAGAACTAACCGAAACTAACCAAGAACTAACCAACCCCGAAAAATTAGTTTTTTCCGAGGTTGACGGGGGTATAGAAACGGTTGAAGCGGTTGAAGTCGTAACTTCCGAAGAAGTGGAAAAACAGCCTAAAACGGCGAAAAAGGGCAAAAAAAGGTTAGATATAACTAACCAAGAACTAACCCAAAACAAACCGACAACTAACCAAGAAGGCGAAAAAGAACTAACTGAGCCAAAAGAACTAACCTTAATCAGTAATCAGTTATCAATAAATAATAATTATGTTGTAGTAGATAATGCGCGCGAGGTTAGTTTTTTGGAAAAGTTCTTTGCACCCGAAAACCAATATTCGTTAGACGTGCTTTGTATGCAGAACAGCACCGACCTCGCAACAATAAAGCAGTACGCCCAAGAGATAATAGCCGAGTGGCAACTGCGCGAAGTCAGCCACCCCAATTACAAAGAAGCCGCCCAACACTTGATAAACCACCTTCGCCGGAAATTTGAAGCAGACCGCCGCCGGGCAAGAGAAGAAGCCGCCGCACCCAAGAGCAGAAAGGAAGCCCGCGAAGCCTTAGTAAAGGGGGCCGCCGCACGTCTGGCTGGTGCAATAGAGAACGACAGGACAGGGCGAACCATTGCCACCGCAAATGATACCGAACCCTTCTAAATTTACAAATCAGCAATATGGAACTTTTACCTTCAAATCGCCGCCCGGATAATTCCGGGGCATTGATACCAACCGACCCCCGCGCCGTCGCTATACGTCAGCAATACGGCGAGCTTCCCGACTTTTGCAATAAGTTCGGGCTGACAGCACAAAGACACTGCGCCAAGAACGTAGAAAAAGCCATACGGAACGGCGTACCTGTTTTTGCGTCGATTGTCAGAACTTACGGAGAAGACGGAGTAGCCGGGCTTATTGGAATACACATTACGGACGCAATACTACGAATGGGCGAAGACAGGGAAGTAGATGAATACGACGTGGATTTTATAGCCCACGCCATTTGTGAAAGTGAACGCTTCCGGCTGTTGTCAATGGCTTCTATACTTCGCTTCTTCCACCTTTTGAAGTGTGGCGAGTTCGACATCTACGGAAAGGTAACACCTCGCAAGATTTTAGAAGCCTTCCGAAAGTACGCCATAGACCAACAGGCAAAGGAAAACCGAATAGCCTACGAAATTGAGAAGGAGAAGAAAGCCCAGGCCGACGAAGAAGCCCGGCGTAACGCAATTTCGTGGGAAGATTGGGCGACAAGTCAAGGCATAGACCCCAAAATAGGGCTTCACGGGTGGATGGCGCAGAAGTTCAAGGAAGCTCGCGAAGCAAGAATCCCAAAGAAGACAATAGCCGAACAATTTGTAGAATGGACAACCCGACTAATACAAATACTTTCGTTCATTGACGACTATATGAAAAGTAAGAATAAAGAATAAAACGCCGTCACAGCCACGGAAACGCCCCAAATTTCGCGCTCCGCCCCTTTGGTGGATAGTTGGAGATAAAAACGCCTACAAAGCAAAATAAACAACCATTTTCACAATGCAGAAGAAAATTTATATATCAGGCCAAATCAGTGGCTTAACCCCGGAGCAATACGCCCCCTTATTCTTAGCCGCCGAAAAGCGGCTCAAGGAACAGGGCTACGACGTAGTAAACCCGCTTAACAACGGCGTAGCCCCCGGCGAACCGTGGCAAGAACACATGAAGGCGGATATTCGTCTATTGCTTGAGTGCGACGAAATTTATATGCTTCCTAATTGGGAAGTTAGTACCGGGGCAAACTTAGAAAGAAGTATAGCCCAAAATTTAGGATTAGAAATCCGCTACGAGCGTCAGCCCAAGCACCGGGATATTAAACGCGCTATACTTGTGGCTATGGCAGTACCCTTCAAATACATCGTCGAGGACAGCCGGGGCCGTTGGTTCGTATTTGCCCGTATGATTTACGCCCACCATTGCAAAAAGCGCGGAGTAACAACCGAGGAAATATCGCAAGAAACGAAGCACGACACTTCTACGATACACTACTACCTGCGGAACTACGAAAAGGAATACAAGTTTAACCGCGAGTTTCGCGCCGCCGCCGAAAAAGTGGCTACGCTATTGAGTAAAAAGTTAACTACGCCTTCGGACGTATCACTATAAGACGAAACAGCTATATGGAAAGTAAATATTTACATATTCCCGGCTTTGAGCGTTACCGCATACACCGGGAAACAAGAGAAGTTCAAAGTATTGCTTTGGGTGGACGTTGGAAGCCTATAAAAGCACACCGTAACGGGCTGGTAAGAATAATAAGCAACGACCGAACACAGGAGTACGCAGGCCGTCCGATAAGAATACTTTACGCCGCTTTGCGCGGCATTAACCCGGCCAAGATAAGCCGCGACCTCGTTGTAATAGAGCATAACGGCGAATTACAATTATTAGACCGCCGCGCACTTGCAGAACGCATCCAAGCGACGCGGAAAGCCGGAAGGAGCAAGACAGTAGCTACCGCCGAGTATAAAGCGGCAATAGATTTTTGCGCCTGTGTGCTTCGGGCATACCAAACCGACGACTATACCGAAGTCGTAACGAGAATTTGGCAGGAGAAGCCCCAAATAGACAAATTCATGCGCACCCGGAATATTAGCCATACGGAAGAAGGCATTAACGAAATTTGGATGGAAGCCTTTGATATTACCCTTAGCCACATACGGAATAACGGCGCGTTCATTGCCAACCTTCCCGCCTATTTGCGTAGAATAGTTTCAACCATACACGCAAAACGGATAAAGGTTAACAAGATATTGCGCAGCTACGACAACCCCGAAACCAAATTAGCCCGAATTATTTGACAATGGACACAACAAAAGGTATAACCGTATTAAGTCTATTCGACGGAATGAGTTGCGGACAAATTGCGCTAAGGGAAGTCGGAATCAAGGTAAACAAATACTTTGCTTCCGAGATTGACAAACACGCCATAAAGCAGACACAGCACAATTTTCCCGAAACGGTGCAGCTCGGAAGCGTTACAGGAGTACACGCCGCCGACCTTCCAACCATTGACCTGCTAATAGGCGGTTCGCCCTGTCAAGGGTTCAGTTTCGCCGGGAAACAATTAAATTTCAAAGACCCCCGGAGCGTCCTATTTTTTGAATACGTCCGTATTCTTCGGGAGATACAGGAGTATAACCCCGGCGTTCTATTCCTTCTTGAAAACGTCCGTATGCGCCGGGAGTGCGAACAGGTCATAACCGAGCAATTAGGGTTAGACCCCGTCGTAATAAATTCCGCCTTAGTTTCGGCACAAAACCGCGTCCGGCTATATTGGACTAACATACGGACACGGGAAGAAGCAAACCTTTTCGACACGAAGGTATTTACCGACATTCCGCAACCCGAAGACCGGGGGATATACATCCGGGATATTTTGGAAGAAGACGTACCGAAGTCCTACCATTACAGCGAAGAACGGAAACGTAAACTTTTGGGGCATAGGAAGCACCAAAAGGAGCAAGGCAATAACTTCGGCTTCAACCCGCGAACCCCGGAAGAAAAAGCCAACACTTTACGAGTAAGCGGGCGAGGACTTGACTCCGGGGTAATACTTCCCGGTCCCCGTTGCGTGGCAGTCCGTGGAAGGTTCAACCCGGAAACAGGACGGAACGAGCAGACGGCAGAACTACGCGAAGACGGTAAAACGAACTGCCTTACAAGCGTGGAAAAAGACAACTTACTACTTGAATCGGTTTGTTTGACTACCCGCCGGACGGAATACGGCAAGGCTATACGCCGCCAATACGAAGCCGGGGAAATACAGGAGAGCCGCCACAACATGACCGAATTAGTACCCCGGACGGACGGCAAATCGAATACCCTTACGACGGTTCAAAAAGATAACCTTATACTTCAACTTCCCCACGGCTATAACGCCGGGGCCGTATTCCGCGAGAAAGCCCCGACCGTAACATCAAGTCGTTACGAAGCCAACAACTTAGTATTAACCCGCGAAGTTGTGCAGATTAACCCCGGAACGGAAAGCAACGGGCGACAGCCCTACCAACAAAACCGGGTTTATTCAGTCGACGGCATAAGCCCCGCCCTTTGTTCAGCCCACGCCGGGCAAGCCCCCGCCATTCTTACAGCCGACGAGGTTCTACGATGCTTTACGCCTACCGAGTGCGCCCGCCTACAAACTATTCCCGATTGGTACGAATGGAAGTGTAGCAAAACCCAAATATACCAGATGCTCGGCAACGGGTGGACGGTAGAAGTAATTAAACATATTTTCCAATTTATAAACACCGAAAAATTATGAAGATTAAAGACAAATTCGCGGCGTTGCTTCGCCGTTGGGCTTATGCCCTACACCCCGAAACGCCCGCGACCCTTCCGCCGGGCTACCAAGTGGCTAAAATTGTCCGTTCCGACGCATACGCGCCAACCGACGGCACAATGCCACCGCCCGGAGTTGTCAGCCTAATAAGGGGGCAGCTTATAGCCGAAGTCGCGGAGCAAGTAATCAAAGGCGACTACATAAGAACCCGCGCCGACATTGCACCCGTACCGGGCGGCTTGATTGAATACGAAGCAAGCCTTTACGTCGGCTTCATTCCCAAGAAAACCAAATAACCATAACCCCAAACAAAAACAGCAAACTATGTTAAAAGTAGATTTTGTCGGATACATTGGATCCGACGCGGAAATTAAAGAGTTCAACGGGAAGCGTTACATCGCCTTCAACGTGGCGACTTCGGAGCGTTTCAAGGACGCACAGGGCAACACCGTAGCCCGGACGACGTGGGTAAGTTGTCTTAAGCCCGGCGACGGCGCGGTAGTTCAGTACCTCAAGAAGGGAACACAGGTATTCTGCCGGGGAAACCTTACCGCCAAACCCTACACGGGAAGGAACGGCGTAGAAGCCGGCCTAAATTGCACCGTTACCGAGTTAGAACTGCTCGGAAGCAAGCCGGACGCACAGCAGAACCAACAGCAGACACAGCCCGGCGCAGCTTACGGAACGGGAAGCACCTACGGAACAGCCCCCGGCGGCTACGACCCCTTCGCCAACCCTAACGACGACCCATTTAGACGCTAATGGCTACTTTTGAGCATTACCCACAAAGAACCGTTACGCTTCTTCCGGGCGACGAGATAAGGGCGACTTATAGGCAATGCCCCAACGCCCCGGTAAGGATAGCCCCGGCGACTCTAAAGCGTCTATATGGGTGGAAGGAAGGGATGCAGTATAAAGGGCGCGTCCGCCACAAAAGGAAGGGCGAAGACATTACCGACAATTCGTTTGTAGTGGACTTCTACGACCTTAAGACGGGGAAGCACCAATGCACCCACATCGCCTATAACGTAGAACTTAAGATAGCGAAAGGCGAACTTTACGACACGACCTACATACCCAACCCCAGCCCCTCGTTATTTCCCGATAGTTAGAACCAATAAAAACAGAAAAAATGAAACCTATAAATTTCCCCGAACAAAACGCCGTATTCGGCGAGAATCAACGCCCGTTATACGAACCGCTTCCGGCATATAGAAGCCCGGACGGGCAAGTAATATGCTGTTTTGAACTTACCGAAGAAGAAAAACAGCGAGTAGCAGAAACCGGCCAAATTTGGCTAAGTCTATTAACCTTCAACCGACCGCTACAACCCGTTTACTTGACAACGGAGAAAAGCGACATATTCAAGAACCCGGAATAACTATGGCTACCGTATTAAGGAATTGCGATAATTGCGGCCGTCTATACGAAGCCGATACCCGGAACTTAGCGCGAGGTTGGGGAAAGTGCTGCAGTAAGTCCTGCGCGGCTACCCTTCGGGAGAAGTCGGCCGGGACCAAACAGGGGAAGCCCGCCCGTCGTCTTACCTACGACGAATTGGTAGCGAGAGCCAACGCCACCGAGAAGAAGGCGAAGCCCCGGCACATAGAAAGCCACCTACAACGGAATTGCTTTACCTGGTTCCGGCTTCAATACCCACGCCTTCGGCTATTGCTTTTCGCCGTACCTAACGGCGGGTTCCGCAATAAGAAGGAAGCCGGGATAATGAAAGCGGAAGGAGTTACGGCGGGCGTGGCGGACGTTATTCTACTTATTCCTTCCGGCGGCTTCGCTTCGCTTTGCGTAGAGTTCAAGACCGAGGACGGAAGGCAGAGGGCAACGCAGAAGGAATGGCAGACCGCCGCCGAAGGAGCGGGTAACAAATACGTCATAGTCCGCAGCTTCGACGAGTTCAAGGAACAAATAGAAACATACCTAACCCCCGACAAAAATAATGGATAAGGAAGAATACAAAAAGCGGAAGGCGGAAATGGAGGCCCGCCACGAACAAGAGAAAAAAGACCTCGCAATAGCATACGCGAAGGCGAACAACCCCTATAAGGTTGGCGACATACTTACCGACGGCAGGGGTAGAACAATCCAAGTAGACCGTATTTGTTATTCGCGTGGTACAACGTGGGGCGGCTATTCGGAATTTCCCTTTTGCGTCTATGAAGGCGCGGTACTTAAAAAAGACCTAACCCCGCGAAAAGCAAGCCCGTTTAGGGATAGCATAAGCCAACCCCATGTAAAAGAAAAACTGACACCCAAAGAAAGCTAACCGCCCGACTTGAAGTTTTAGCGAAGTGTTTTAGGCTTTGTCGTATCACTATAATACGATAAAGCCTTTAACTTTGCACATAGAAACCAACACGCCAATGACACCGAAACAAGTAATAGAAAAAGTCGTGGCCTTCGTTGAAGGGCTACCGTTCGACAAGAAGCTGCACTACGCCGCCGGGCTTCTTATTGCCGGAGTTCTCACCAACTTCCTACCCGTCCTTATTGCCGTCGCTATTGCCGTGGCAGTAGGCATCGGTAAGGAAGTCTACGACCGGGTAACGAAGAAGGGAACGCCGGAATTTGCGGACTTCCTATGGACGACCGCCGGGGCTTTAACGTGGCTTCTTCTTTACTACGCCGTTTCGGGCATTGTTTGGGCGTGGATAAGTTAGGCTTCTACGAAATTCCATATAGCTGAGCAACGGCGACAGCCGAAGCGGGAAAGGGCGCGGCGACCAAACCGCGCCTTTTCTTCCATTAAGACACAGGACGAGATGAGCAGACAAAAGAAGACAATACCCAAGAAGACCCAGGCCGACGACAACGGCTTAGACTTTAACGTAGGCGATATCGGGATAGAAACGCCCGACTTCGATACGGCGTTATTCGACATATTGGAAGACGAAGTAGGCGAAGAAACACGCTATATAAAGCCGAAGGTTTACGCTACCTCGGCGTATTTCGTTATGTACGATAACGCCGTAAAGTTGGCGCGGGATATTGTAATAACAGAAGGAAGCCGCTACGACGTGGTAGTAAACGGTTCGTTCATATTCGGCGACTTCTTAGAAGCCTTCATAGTGAGAAATAACGCCAAGTGTAAGAAGTTGACAATTTCCACGCTGTCGCTCAACCAAAACAACGTAGACAGTCTGCACAACCTTATAACCCACGGCTATATAGACGAACTTAACCTTATAGTAAGCGCGTACTTCTACAATATGGAGATACGGGCTTTAATTCCCTACATATACCGACAATTAGACATCGACAACCGCCTACAATTAGCAGTAGCGAACGTCCACACGAAAACTGCTCAGTTTGAAACATTAGGCGGGAAGAAGATAATAGCCCACGGTTCGGCGAACCTTCGCAGTTCCGGCAGTATAGAGCAATTCACAATAGAGGAAAACCCGGAACTTTACGACTTCTACGACGAAATGTTTAGCCGGATATTGGAACGCTACGCCACCATACGGAAAGCGGTATGGGGTAAAAGCCTATGGGCGGACTTAATAAAAAAGAAATTCAACGACTAATCCCTACGACTATGGCAGAAGACAACGGAAGCACAGGAAGCGGCGGCAACGGTTCCACTATACAGAGTTCGACGGCGGCAAGTATGCGCGGCCCGTCTATGGCTTATTGGGCGGATCCATTCGGCGGAGGCCCGACAGGCCCGGCACCATTCTAACCTTAACACCCCGACACAATGGCAAAGAAAAAGACAACACAGGAAGCGACAGCCGCCAAGCCCCTCGCGGGATTGGTGCAAAGCGTCGTAGTCCGTCTTAGCGACATAGAACCCAACAAAGGGCAAATTCCCGGCGTTCCGAAGAACCCGCGCCAAATGAAGGACGACGTTAAGTTTAGGAAGTTGAAAGCGTCGATACAGGACGACCCGGAAATGTTGGCACTTCGGGAAGTGCTTATTTACCAACACAACGGGTTGAACGTCATTATAGGCGGAAATATGCGTTACCGCGCCCTTAAAGAATTGGGCTATACGGAAACAATAGCCAAGATTATACCGCCGGAAACACCGCCGGAGAAGTTGCGGGCGATAGTGATAAAAGATAACGTAGCCTTCGGCGATTGGGATATGGACGACTTAGCCAACGAATGGGATATAGAAGACTTAGACCATTGGGGCGTAGACCTTCCCGACATTGATACGGGCAAAGCGGAAGAAGACGCGGAAGAAGACGACTTTAACGTAGCTGAGAACCTACCGAAGAAGCCGAAAGCCCGATACGGCGACGTTTACCGATTGGGAAACCACCGCCTTATCTGTGGCGACAGCACAAGCCCCGAAGTGTTGGATATTCTTATAGGCGAAGGGAAGGTAGACTTACTTCTGACCGACCCGCCCTATAACGTGGACTATTCGAGCAAGAACGAAGCCCTAAACGCCGCAGACAAAGGAAACAGAGTACAGAAAGACATCGCCAACGACAAGATGGAGGACGGCGCGTTTTTGGACTTCCTTACGGCAGCTTTTGAAAACGCAAACCGCTTTCTCAAGAAGGGCGGCGCGTTCTACATTTGGCACGCTGGAACGGAAGGGCTTAACTTCAAATTAGCAGTAAAATCCGTGGGTTGGGATTTGAAACAAATTCTTATATGGGTTAAGAACAACATGGTATTAGGCCGACAGGACTACCAATGGAAGCACGAACCCTGCCTATACGGGTGGAAGCCCGGCGCGTCGCACTTCTTCGTAAACCGCCGCGACCTTCTTACCGTGTTGGAAGACCCCGGCCCGGACATAGACGCTATGACGAAGGACGAACTTAAAGCCCTTCTTCGTTCGCTATTGGGCGAAGCGACACCTACGACAGTCATACACGAAGACAAGCCGCTACGTTCAGCCGACCACCCCACGATGAAGCCTATTAAACTTATGGGCAGGGCGATTAAGAACAGCACACGCCCCGGCGAAGTCGTCTTAGACCTATTCGGCGGAAGCGGAAGCACCCTTATGGCGGCCGAACAGTTAGCCCGCTCCTGTTATACCGTGGAATTAGACCCCGCCTACATAGACGTGATTATAAAGCGTTGGGAGGAATACACGGGCGACAAGGCGGAATTATTAGGAAACTTCGCGCCGGACGAAGACGCGCCGGAACGAGAATAAAGGAACAGAGAGAAAAACAACCATTATCAGAGAAAAGCGATGGCCAACGAACAAAACCTTATACCCTTCAAGCCGGGGCAGAGCGGAAACCCGAAAGGGCGACCGAAAAGCCGCGTACCCGAACAGCTTGTAAAGATATTCGGGAGCAAGGCCCGCGCAAAGAAGTTTTACAGCCTTTCCTCCGTCGAAATTGACGAATGGGAAGCCGCTATATTGTCGTTCAGCGCGAACGACCTTAAATTATTAGCGAAGTGGGAAGACGCGCCCGCGTACCCAAAAGGGCTTGCTATTGCCGTCCTTTCGGATATGAAAAACGGGAAGACCACGACGTTAGACAAGCTGCGCGAACGTCAGTACGGGAAGCCCACACAGCGAATGGAATTAACCGGGAAGGACGGCGGCGACTTGATACCCGCTCGGACGCTTACGAAAGAAGAAGCGGCCGACTTATTCAAAAGCCTAAACGAGAAATATTAAATGAGTTTCTGCCGCGACATAGACGTTATAAAAACGTGGGTTCTACAAGGAACCCTAAACTTTACGCGCTTCTTTTTCAAAGAAAAGTATAAGCGTAAGTTTGTCGTAGGCGTACACCATGAGCGAATAGCCGAAGCGTTAGACAAGGTTCTAAAAGGCGAGATAACCCGGCTAATAATAAACATTGCCCCGCGCTACGGTAAGACGGAGTTAGCCGTTAAGTCCTTCATCGCGGAAGGCTTCGCCATAAACCCGAAGGCGAAGTTTATACACCTCAGTTATTCGGACGACTTAGCCCGCGACAATTCGCGGGGAGTACAGGAAATTCTACGCGAACCTTCGTTTAAGCGTCTATTCCCGGAAGCCGCGCCTACAAGTGTCAATACCCGTAAATGGTTCACGAAGGCGGGCGGCGGACTTTACGCCGTTTCGTCAGCCGGACAGGTAACAGGCTTCGGCGCGGGTTTGGTGGATAAGGACGAGGAAGAAGAATTAGGCGACGAAGTAGCGGCTATTACGTCCGAAGCCGGAGAGTTCGGCGGCGCGATAGTCATCGACGACCCGATAAAGCCGGACGACGCACGAAGCGAATTAGTCCGCGAGAAGGTAAACCAAAAGTTTGAAACTACCATACGAAACCGCGTTAACAGCCGAAAAACGCCGATAATTATAATTATGCAGCGTTTGGACGAAGACGACCTATGCGGCTACCTTCAAAAGTTAGAGCCGGGCGAATGGACGGTTTTAAGCCTTCCCGTTATTGAGGTGGACGACCGAGGGAACGAACAGTCCTTATGGCCGTTTAAGCACACCTTAGCCGAACTTCACGAATTAGAGGACAAAGCCCCGTGGGTATTTGAAACGCAGTATATGCAGAACCCGCGCCCCCTTACCGGGCTTATGTACGAAAGGGAGTTTAAGACCTACGAAGTATTACCCATTACCAAGCAACGGAAAATTAAAGCCTACGTCGATACTGCCGACACGGGCGACGACTTCCTATGTTGCATTGTCTATGTGGAAACGGAAATAGGCAACTTCATTTTAGACGTGTATTACACCCAGGCCGCTATGGAAACGACCGAGCCGGAAACGGCGCGTATTCTTACGAAGTGGGAGGTAGAAGAAGCGATTATAGAGAGCAACAACGGCGGCCGTGGCTTCGCCCGTAAGGTTGAGGAAAACTGCCGGACGTTGGGAAACAGGAAGACGGTAATACGCTGGTTCCACCAAAGCGAAAATAAGGATGTCCGTATCTTCAACCATTCCGGCGAAGTGCAGAACCTAACGCACTTTCCGAAGGATTGGGCGCACCTATTCCCCAAGTTCTACCAAGCAATAACCAAGTATAAGAAGCAAGGAAGGAACGCCCACGACGACGCGCCGGACGCTTTAACCGGAACCGTGGAGAAGCGACCCGACGGGAAGACCAATATAACGAAATTGAAAAGAATGTTTAACTAACAATAACAACGACTATGCCCCCAATAGACGAACTTCTAAAGACAGGCGACCACGCCGCCGCCATTAACGAACTGAGGAACGGACGACTTACGACCCTTCCCAATTCGGAGCAGTACAACGCGCAGTATGACCCAAAGCTGCACGACATTAACGACCCCCGGAAACGCCCGGACAAAATCGTAGTAACCGACAAGAATAGCGAGGAATACGGCGAAGTAAAGAACATCAACGTAAACGCCGAGATGACGACCGAAAGCGGGTTTAGAATAGAACCCGTAGCCCGCATCGCATTAGCCCTTCAAAAGTTGATAGTAAAACGCGCCGTCGCCTTTACTTTCGGCAACCCGGTAGCCTACGACGCGACCCCGGAAGGCTCCGACGAAAAGGCCATACTTGCCGCCCTTAAGCGAGTATTCCACGACGTTAAGGAAAAGACCCTTAACCGCCGCGTAGCCCGTAGCCTTTTCAGTAGTACCGAAGTGGCGGAATATTGGTACCCGGTGGAAACCGACGAGGAACACACCCTTTATGGCTTTCCAACTAAAATGAAGTTCCGCGTAGCCCTGTTTAGCCCTATGTTCGGGGATAAACTTTACCCATACTTCGACGATACCCGCGACCTTGTAGCCTTCTCCCGTGAGTTTGTGAAGAAGGCGGACGACCTTACTACACGGACGTACTTTGAAACCTACACGAAGGACGCGCACTACTTATGGACGGCGGAAGGCCCGACAGGAACGGAAGCCAAGAACTGGGAGTTAGTCGAGGGCTACCCCAAAGAATTGGAAATAGGTAAAATTCCCGTCGTTTACGGGTGCCAACCCGCCGTAGAGTGGGAAGACGTACAAAGCCTTATAGACCGATTGGAAAAGTTACTTTCCAACTTCGCCGATACCAACGACTACCACGCTTCGCCGAAAATCTTTGTAGAAGGCAAAATATTAGGCTTCGCAAGGAAGGGAGAAGCCGGGGCCATAATAGAAGGCGAAGAAGGCGCGAAGGCTACCTACTTATCATGGAACCAAGCCCCCGAAAGCGTGAAGTTGGAAATAGACACGCTTCTCCGGCTCATATACGCCATTACCCAAACGCCCGACATTTCCTTTGAGAGCGTCAAGGGCATAGGCGCAATTAGCGGCGTAGCCCTTCAACTTCTATTTATGGACGCACACCTAAAAGTACAGGACAAAATGGAAGTATTCGACGACTACCTAACCCGACGCGCCAACATATTGTTAGCCTATCTCGGAGCGGCTAACATCAAGAACAAGGACGCGGCCCGCCGTCTTATCGTTTCGCCCCGGATAACGCCCTACATTATTGAGGACGAACAGGCGAAAATAAATATGCTTCAAGCCGCCAACGGACAAAAGCCCGTTGCAAGTCAAAAAGCCACCGTCCGCCGTTTGGGTTGGGCGGAAGACCCGGACGCTGAAATAGCCGAGATACAGGAAGAAGAAGCCCGCGCAAACACCTATTACGAGGGCGAACCGACCGTTTAACCCTATTTTGCCGAATGTCGTATCAATATAATACGATTAGGGCGCGTCTAAGCGCGTTAAACCGCTCCAACTAAGGAAACTATAACCTAACGCGCTTCTCGCGCTTAGACGCGAAATTTAACAAAAATAACTTTATGCCCGATTATACCGAAAACCGCCTTATAGTCCGACTTCGGGGCTTCGACGCGGCACACTACGCCCGGACGACGCGCTACGCCCGTCAAGTGGAACGACTGTATAACACCGCTTGCGACGAGATAGCCGCCGCAGCCGGACGAATAACCATACCCGAAGATGGCGTTTTCAGTTTCGACGACTTCCCCGCTACCCGGAAACAGGCGCAAGGGATATTAACCCGGTTGGCTAAGAAGGTGGAAGCAGTGATAGAAACAGGAACGCGGACGGAGTGGCAAGCGGCCTGCGACAAAAGCGACACGTTCCTAAGTTCTATTCTGCGCACTTCCCGACTAACCCCGGAAGAAGCGAAGCAATACCAAGCCCGAAACTTAGAAGCCTTACAAGCCTTCCAACAGCGTAAGGCCGGCGGGTTGGGTTTAAGTCAGCGCGTATGGAAGTACACGGAAGAATTTAAGACGGCGTTAGAATTGGGTATAGATGTCGCCGTAGGAGAAGGACGGAGCGCACAGCAGCTCTCCCGCGACCTACGGCAGTACCTAAAAGCCCCGGACAAACTATTTAGGCGCGTCCGGGATAAGGGCGGAAACCTTCGGCTAAGTAAGGCGGCCGCCATGTACCACCCCGGACGCGGCGTTTACAGGAGTTCCGCCAAGAACGCCGAGCGTTTGGCGCGTACCGAGGTAAATATGGCATACCGTGAAGCCGAATACTTACGATGGCAACAATTAGACTTCGTTGTAGGCTTCCGGGTAATGTTGAGTAACAACCACACGACAACCGACAGTAAAGGGAAGAAAGTACCGCTTACCGATATTTGCGATGAGTTGGCGGGCGACTACCCTAAAACGTTCAAGTTCCTCGGTTGGCACCCGCAATGCCGTTGTTTAGTCGTTCCCATTATGTCTGACTACGACGAATATAATAAAGACCGGGCTAACCGCTTGAAGGCAATAGTTAGGGGGCAGACCTATAAAAGCCTTCCTTCCCGTCGTACCGTCCGCGACGTACCCGCCGCCTTCCGTTCCCATATAGAAGCGATAGCCGACCGCGCTAAGGGTTGGAAGTCGATGCCGTACTACATACGCGACAACTTCAATAAGGGCATTATTTCCGGGGGGCTTCTTCCACAGATACCACAACGGGCGCAAATGCCCGGCACAACGGCGAAGCCGCCCGAACCATGTACAGCCTACGACAGCGAGATAGCCAATTATAAGACGTGGGCTTATACTTATGGCTTAGATGTGTCGGCATTGGATCCATTACGCACGGCGGGCGATAAAGCCGGACTTCACGCCGAATTAAAACGACTTCAAACGGAACGCTTCAACCGACAGGCGGAATGGATATCCGCCCGTAACGAGGTGGAAGACTTCGCATCCCAGGCCGTAGGCTTCCCGGATATTGTGAAGGAGATAGAAGACGCGCTTAACGCCAACGAGATAAAGACGACCAATTACTACGGCGACTGCATAAGCCGCCTTAAAACCTTCTTTGCGTCGCTTCCGGGCAAGTTGTCAGCCGCCAAAGCGAAGAAAGGAACGTATTCCAAGAATATGCCTACCGAGTTAGAGAACGGAAGGGCTTATTTGGATAAGGTCAGCCACGAATTTAGTAAGGACTTCTTCGACCTTCTTAAAGAAAAGCCGAAGTTAGAATTACGCCACAAGAATAAGGGAAGTTATTGCACGAATAATGGCAAGTTAGTAGTAATAGACGGCGACAGCCGCGCCGCCGCGTCGGATTGGTACCGAATACGGGTAATTTACCATGAGTTCGGCCACGCCATAGCAGACCAAAGGAAATTATTATTTTCAAAGGAAGTTACCGATGTACGCGACAGGCAAATAACCCGCCTACGCAAACGAGAAAAGGCGACCTATTACACTACCGAGAAAGTATGGAATCACAAAAAAGGAAAATACGAACTTCAAAAGGTTAGGCACGAGGTTAATCAAATGAAAATAGTTACCCTTTCCGCTAAGATAAATAATATTTATAGACGGATAAAAGACAAGAAAAGCGACGACCCGATATTTAAGCGTTTCGGGATAACGAAGGGCGACGCGATAGAGCAATTTTGCGCCCTTATGGATACGTTGCGCAGCTTAGTTAACCGCGACGACGTGGGCTGGGGGCATAAAGTTAGTTATTTCAAGAACCACGGAATGAAGGAACACGAATATTTAGCCCACACCTTCGAGAACGCATTTATAGGAAACCGCGTATTCCAGTTGTTAATGCCAACAGAATACGCGGAAATGATAGCGTTAGCGAAGTCGTTTAAGAAGCCTTAGCCGACGGGAATAACGTATAAGCCACCGTCCATTATTGAGCCTACGAACTTCGCGCCCGTAGGCTCTTTTTCGTCATTGCCGGGATAGACAGGAAGAAGGCGGGCTTTACCTTCCAAGCAACGCCGGAGAATAGCCCCGTTTTTTTCAGCGTCCGGCTCGGCATATTGCAGAAGGCGCACTACGTCGATGTCTTCCGCCGGAGCGTCCGAGTTAAGGAAGCCTTCGACAAGGGCGTTATTAGGAACGATAGTAACGGGCTGTTTGCCCTTCGTGGTGGGGATATTGGGAACTTTCATAATTCGGCAATTAACGGATAGTAGGAGGATATGGCGAAACGGGCAGAAGAAGAAGGCTTAACCGGCCCACAATAATACGGGGCAGTAGACCCGATGAGAAGGCACGGTAGAACGTCCGGCTTGCCGTTCAGTTCGTCGGAAGGAAGCGGCGCACCTTCCACGGGCGGGAATAGCTCAGTAACAACCCGGTCAAGCTCCCGTAGTGCTTCGCGCCGGGCGCGTCCGTGTGAACGCTTTACTTCCCACAATGCAAGAGAAACGCGCCCTTCTTTAGTCTGAGCGGTACGCGCTACCAAGTCGTCAAGAAGTGGCTCAACGGAACGGCTTACTTCGGCGACTGCTTCCCGGAGTTCGGGAGGAAAGGGGGGAATTATACGGTTAGACATTTTGGGTATATTTTGCTTCAACTTCGACTCCTTTAATACGGCAGTCCACCACGTCGCCGGAAGTGGCTAAGGCGGGCTGTACGGCGACGGCGACCTTTATAACTACGTCCGTGGCATACATTCCGGCGAAGTTCTTAACGGCCTCCGTTATGCCGTGTTCAAATTCCGCCTTCTTCATAAAGAACGTTTCGGCGGGTGTTAAGTTCTTTTCATTCATAGGGGCAAATGGTTATTTATTCGCCACAAAGATAGCACAATAACACGGCGCGACCAAATCCGCCACCACAGGAAAGCGGTAACGGCATACCCACAAAGGCACAGCCGTAACCGTATAACGTGGAACAGGCGGAACTAATTGTTACCAACCGAAAAAGTCAATAGCAAAAACTACTCAAACGTATTACTTTGTTACGTCGCCATTCTTCCGGGCTTCGTCAAGTATTCGCGTCGCACGTTCAAGCCCGCCCAACTTGATACGGGTAACAGCGACGCGCCCGTAGATGTCGGCTAATTCCTTCGCCCGCGCTTCGGCTTCGCGTTGGGCCTTCTTCCGCATACGCCGGGGCTTCGTCAGCAGAGCGACCACGACAAACAGAAAGAATCCGGCAAGAAGGACGGCGGCAAGAATAAGCGCAGCTTCCATTTTAAGGCTGTGTTACGTCGTGAAAGAAAACGTAGAAGGTTTTTAAGTCGTCCGAATAGTGCGACATAACGCTAACCTTATTCCCGTACCAATTAAAGCCGTTGTCGTCCTTCGCCCATTCCCCAAAGTCCGACATAAGAGCTTTTACTATATCCAATTCTTCGCCCTTCCCGATAAGGAAATAGGCTAAGATATTTTTAATTTTGTAATTGGCAACGTCAACGTATATGGCTAACGGAGAATGCCCGCCAATCCTATAACATTCCTTCTCCTTTTCGGTTACTTCACAACGGAAGCCTCCCTTTTCCGCTTTTTCTTCCAATAGGTGCAACTTCCGAAGATTTTTAGTAATTGAATCGCCTAACACGACTTCGCCGTAGAACGGACGAGAATCAAGATAGGCAAGCGTTCCGCGTTCCTGTGCATAGGACAGCACAGGGAGCAAAAGGCAGAGCCAAAAAAGTAACTTCTTCATAAAATTAGTAACTTTGTAGCCACCGCCCGAAGTAGCCGGGTTAAACGCACAAAAGAAGCGCGGACTATATAGGTTTGAGTATTTGCGGCATCGCCAAACGCCTTACGAAAACAAACCGTATAGCCGCGCTTCATCGGTATATCGTGGTAGGGATATACGACGCTACGCGCTTAGGTTCATTCTTCGTAATTTGTTAATTTGGCGATTTTCAAATACTAAGAACCTATCGCTTCTTCGATAATAGCCGGATTTCTCCCCGGACTACGCTACAAAGTTACGCCAAATATTTCACAAAACGCACATAAAACACTTACAAAGTGTATGGCAAGCGACACGACCGTAGGAAGTTTCGGCGAAGTGTTTGCCGTTCTATATTTGAACCCGTATTAAGGTAATACGCTAAATTTGCACTTGATAAAGTAACCCTACAAATTTTTATGGACGAATTAACATTAGCAATTTTTACACTACTGCAAACGAAATTTGCGGGCGTGAGAAAAGACGGTTTGCAACAGTTGGCCGCCGTTATCGGCGTACAGGTAGCAAACGAAGAAGAAGCAAACGAAGTCGTAGGTAAACTTACCGCCGACAAAGTAAGCAAGTTCGTAACCGAATGGCGAAAGACAGCCGACGCGGAGATAGCCAAAGCCAACAAGACCCACGAAGACGGCCTTAGACGTAAGTACGACTTCAAGGAGAAGGAACAGCCCGGCGAACCCCAACCCGGCGAGGAAACGCCGCCCACGGGTGGAGCATTGACAGCCGAACAAATCCGCGCCATCATACGCGAGGAAAACAAGGTAATTCGCGACGAGTACGCGAGCTTACGCGCCGAAAAGACCGTAGCCACCCGTAGGGAACAATTTGTAGCAAAGTTGGAAGCCGCCAAGATTGAAGGCAAGGAGCGCGAACTGATGCTACGCAGCTTCGACCGCATTGCTCCCACCTTCAAGGACGACGAAGACTTTAACGGGTACCTTAACGGAGTGCAGGGCGACCTCGATGCCATTGCACAGGAGCGAAGCGACAAAGGATTGCTTAACCACGAAAAGCCCCTCTTTGGAGCCGTGAACAAAGAGGGTATTAGCGCGGGCGTAGCAGACTACATCGCTTCGCAGAGTGAAACAAATCCGGCCCTTACAGGGAAGGAAATTTAACAACCCCTAAAACGACACTACAATGGGATTTATGCGATACCAACGCAAACAGGACGAGCGAGTAGCCCACGCCTGTATTAACAATTTGGCGGATATTCCTAACGGTGTAACCGTAGTCGTTGCAGACCTTATCCCCGGCGTTCCCCTTCGTGAAGGTGCTGTTATTGCGCCGGACGAAGCGGGCTTTTACCACCTTCTCAAGACCGCCGCAGTTGTGGAAGCCGCAACCACGACCGCGACCGAATACAAGGTAGAGAAAGGTCATCACTTCAAGGTAGGCGACTTCGTGATGTTCAAGACCGGGGCCAAGTCTTACGCTATTACAGCCATTGACACCACATCCCCAATCTTCGACAAAATAACCGTAGGAACAACCCTCGGCGCGGCTATTCCCGTCGGCGGAACGCTTATGCTTGCAAAGGGCGAAAGCGCGACCGTTTCCGCCTTCAAGTACCCGCCTTTTGCCGCTTGCGGCGACAGTTACCCTGTAGAAGCCCTTACCAACACCCCGGTAGCGGCTATAACCTTCGGGCAGTTCCGCGCCGCCCTCTGTCCGCCCCTTAGCGACGAGATTAAGGCCGCGCTTCCTACCCTTAAATTCATTTAAACTAACCCCCACAGCAGAAAGTTATGATACCTACTTTAATGCAAGGGCTTAACGAGAAGGACATGGCGGGCGTAGTCAAGACCTACAACCTTCATCCGTTCTACTACCCAACCCTTTTCCCGTTGAAGGAAAACTACTCCTTAACGTGGAAAGCGTTGGAAACCCGTGTAGGCTTGAAAATAGCCGCCGACCTCGTAGCCCGTGGCGCACGAATTGACAAAAAGACCCGCGAGGCAATAGCCCGTATTCAGGGCGATATCCCCAAAATTGCCATTAAGCGCACCAAGAACGAAGACGAGCTGGACGAATACGACCTTATGATAGCCCGTACTTCGCAGAACCCCGACCTTCGCGCACTTGTGGACGCATGGGCGGAAGATACTAAGTTTTGTTGGGATGGCGTAGCCGCCCGTTTGGAATGGATAGCGTTGCAGTCCATTTCCCTCGGTAAGATTACGCTTACCAACGAAAACAATACTTCCGTACTTACCGAATACGACGTAGACTACCTTATCCCCGAAGAACAAAAGGTAGGCTTCCAAACCGGATCCGCTTCGTGGGCTAATTCTGCGGCCGCCCGTCCTATTACAAAAGACTTCAAGGCGGTATGTAAAAAGGCGAAGAAGAAGGGCGTAACCCTTAAATACGCCTTCATGAATACGGAAACCTTCGCCGAATTTACAGAAACGGCAGAAGTACAGAAAATTTGTGCTTCTTTCGCCGCCAACGCCCTCGGCGTTCAGCAGACACCGAGCCTCGAACAGGTAAACAACGCCCTTCGCGGACTTTCCTACCTTTACGGACTTCAAATCATCGTTATCGACCAAGACATTACAATAGAACTTAGCGACGGAAGCCGCCCGTTCAGCGGCAACCCCTTCGTTACGAATGTCGTAATGTTCAGCGCGTCTAAGGTTCTGGGGCATACCTATTGGAAACGCCCGGCAGACCTTAACGTAAAGGGTTCGGTAGCCCTTAAGACCCTTAACGGCCACACCCTTATTAAGAAGTTCGCTAACGAAGAACCGTTAGAGGAAGTCACGATGGGCATTGCAAACGCCTTCCCCGCGTGGGAAACTTCTAACGACTCGTGGCTTATGTCCACCGACGCGAACACGTGGAACCATTAACCTAACAGCCGGGAAGCCCCGGAAACCCCGAAGGCTTCCCGGTTTAACACCTTCCAATTATGACGTACAAAGAATGGCTTTCGCGCACCGTTTCCCGGTTCGGCATTGACAACGCCGACGCGGAATTGATACTTATCAACCAAGCCGGGATAATTCCCGACCCCGAAGCCGAAGTAGAAGTAAGGACGGCAAAAACCGCCCTTTGCAAAGAGTTCGGCTCGGTCATACCGTTGGCAAACGTCAGCGAAGGCGGCTATTCGGTAACGTGGAATTGGGAAGCTATTAAGTTTTGGTATAATCAGACTTGCGGCGAATTGGGGATAACACCCGCAAACGCGCCGAAGGTCAAGAACCGAAGCCGGATATGGTAGCAATAAAAGAGATTATAAACAGCCAATACCCGCACTTCCTTTATACGCACAACAGCGACGGGGAAGCGAAACAAGACGCTAACGGTAGTTGGACGACAACCGGGGCCGCGTGGAAACTTCACGCTTCATGCCGAGAGGAAACAAACGGCAAGGGAACGCAGATACAGGCGGCTAATGGTAGGTTTATAACCTTCGCTTCCCTTATCCAACTTCCGGCGGGAACGGAACGGGTAGGCTTAGGCCAGGAAGTGGCAGTAGCCGACCGAATGCTAACCCCGTCAGAGCTGACCGACGAAGCGTTACGAAGCGCGGAAGCGGAAGGAGTAGTTAGGATTATTGGCGAATGCTTAAAATTCGATAAAGGGCGACTTCATTGTAGGCTATGGGTATAACGTCAAACTTCAAAGGCAACATAGACGAAACGTTTAGGGCGTTTCTTGCCGAAGTGGAAAGGCAGATTATAGAGAGCCTTTGCCGCGTAGGAGAGGAAGCCGTAAAGTTGGCTAAGTTGATACCGCCGGAACGTGGCTTTAACGACCAAACGGGAAACCTTCGCTCGTCAATTGGCTACGTCGTCGTAAAAGACGGGAAGCCCGTAAACGTGTCTTTCGGGGCTGTCAAGGGCGGACACGCCGGAGTTAACGAAGGTCAGCGTTTAGCCCTTCAAGTTGGAAGCAACTATACAGACGGGTATGCTTTAGTCGTCGTGGCGGGTATGAACTACGCCGTTCACGTCGAGAGCAAAGGGCGCGACGTATTGACCTCAGCCGAAAAGTTTGCCGAAAAGGAGATAGCCAAAGAATTAGCCGACTTAGTTACCAACGTTCAAAATGCCTTCAAGTAGTGGAAAATTGCAGTAGCATAGACACCGACGACATCCTCTACAAAATAATAGCGGAAGCCGTCAGTTCCGGGAAAGTCAATATTTCCGGCGGTGTATTCGTACAGGGGGAACGCCCCGACGATAGCGAAGCCGAGGACATAGTAATAAACACTATAACCATAACGGACGAAAAACCGCAGACCGGAACCTCAAACGTAAATATCTTCGCCCCCGACAAGAAGGTAAAGATACACGGGAGAGAACAGCGCAAAGCAGACCGGGAACGCCTACGCATAATTGGCAACGCGGTTAAAGCCCACTTGAAAGCGCAGAACGTGGCCGACTTAGAATATTGGATAGAGAGCGACACGACAATAAAAGAGATTGAGGTAAAGCAGCACTACCGCAATTTGAGAATTAGCTGGAATATTCATTAACCCAACCACCTATAACGACATGGTAATAACTTTAGGACTATCCAAGATTTTAGGTAAGACAGGCGAACCCGCCAACGCGACCGCCACTTTTACCGAAACGGGCTATACCACCTTCGGACTTACCTACCAAGACACCGCCAAGATGTCGCAAGAGGACGGCGAGGAAACGGAGTTTTACGCCGAGGAAATAGACGACCCGGTAGAAGTGATGGGTAAGGAAGGTAAAACTATCTTCAACTTTTCCATCATGAACCCCGACCTTACCACCCTTAAACGACTTTTCGGCGGCGAAGTGGCTTCCAACGTATGGGCTTACCCCGACGCTTCGACACAGATTGAGGAATCGCTTATAATTCTTCCCCGAAAGGGTTTGAAGTTCAGCGTTCCCCGTGCCAAGATTAAGGCGAAGCTCAACGGCGAATTTTCTAAGAAGGGTTTGCTTCTTGTAGAAGTAACCGCCACCGCGATGAAGCCCAACACCGAAGGGCTTAAAAAACTTTACGTCGGCTTAGTCAATCCGAAATAACAGGACGACCCAACCAACCACCCGGACGGTCCCGCTACATTGTTCCGGGGCCGTCTTAACATATTCAACCAATGACACAGGACGAAAAATTAGAAGCCCTTACCCGCGAGCAGACAGAGCTGCGCAAGATGATAGGCGAAGGCGTAACTTTCGACGTGGAAATAACACACCGCCGCCGGAAGCCCGGCTTTTGGGGATATTTCCGCAGACGTGAGAAGGTAACGGAAACGAAGGTTTATACAATTCAAGAACCGACGTTAGCAACCTTAGACCGCCTTAGCCTTCTTTGGCTTCAAATGGAGATAGACGAAACCAAGTTAGGCGACGACGACTACCTACGCACCGCCCGCGCCTTAGCCAACAAGGAAGCAAAGCAGCTCGCCGAAGTAGTGGCTACCGCCGTATTGGGCGAGGATTATTATATAGCGACTTTTGACGGCACGACCTACCGCCGGAAGGAAGACCGCAAGGCACTACGCGACCTTACCCGGCTTTTCTTCCATACCTTAAAGCCTTCGGAGTTGCTGACGTTGGCTATTATTATAACGAACGTAAGCAACTTAGGGGATTTTGTAAACTCTATGCGGTTGATGAGCGCAACGCGAACAAGCGAACCGGAAGCGACTCGTATAGAGCCACAGGATTAAAAAGCCCGCACGGCCGCCGGGGTTCCGTTTGCGCACACTTCGGCTGGACGTTGGACTACCTTCTCCACGGTATAGCGTGGGGAGCGGTGCAACGGATGTTAATAGACGCGCCCGGAGTAGAGGAAAAGGGTAAAGGCGGCAGTTCCGGGAAGTCCGGCGACGACGTGGAAATAGCCCTTACCGACGACAACGCGGCGGAAATAATGAACCTTATAAACAGGATGAACCGATGAATATTCAAGGCGGCGGGCTGTCGTTTGAGATTTCCGGCACCAACAAACAGCTACTAAGCGTTCTTAACGAAAGTAAGAAGGCTATACAGGAATTTCAAGGCGCGGCCGTATTAGGCGGAAAGCAGATGGACGGAGCATTTACACGCGCCGCCCAAGCTATTGACAAAGCCTTTGCCAACATAGATGTTATAGTAGATACCAACAAGGCGGCTATAACCGAGTTGGAAAACGAGTACAAACGACTCGGCGCGGAAGCGTCTAAGGCTCTTTCCGCCGGGCATAAGGAAGAAGCCGCAGCCCTTCAAACCAAGCAAGCCCAACTACGGGAAGAAATAACCTTACGCCAAACAGTCATAGACGAAGCAGGGAAGCAGGCCGACGCGCTTATGCGTGAGGAACAGCAGTTGCGCAAAGCACAGGAAGCCGCCCAAAACAACGCTACCGCCCAACAGTCGTTAAGAACGCAGCTTAGGAACGTCCGCGAGCAGTTAGGGCAGATGGAAGAAGCAGGGCTACGCGGAACTGAAACCTTCCGACAACTTCAAAAGGAAGCCGGACGACTTGCCAACGCCATAGGCGACGCGCAGACTCAGGCCCGAATATTTAGCCACGATAACGCCGGACTTCAAGGAATGATAGCCGGACTTTCGGGCGTAGCCGGAGCGTTCAGCGCGGCACAAGGCGCGGTAGCACTTTTCGCCGGAGAGAACGAAAACCTTCAAAAAATTATGTTGAAGGTTCAAGCCCTTATGTCGATAACGATGGGATTGCAACAAGTCGCCAACGCCTTAAATAAGGATAGCGCGTTTATGCTAACCACAGTAGCAAAAGCGAAAGAGTTGTTAGCCGCCGCCAACCTTAAGTTAGCCGGGGCGTTGGGTATTTCCACCGTAGCCGCCCAAGCACTTATGGCGACACTAACTCTCGGCCTTTCCGTCGCTATTACCGCCGTTATTGCCATTATTGCCAAGTTGAACAGCAAACAAGCGGAAGCCAAGAAAGCCGCCGACGAGTTCAACAAGAAGGTAGCCGAAGCCGCCGGGAAACCGATAGCCGCATACCGCGCCCTTCAAGCGGAATGGTTAAGCCTTTCAAGTTCATTAAAAGACCGGGAAAAGTGGGTACAGGACAATGCCGACAAATTTAACGACTTAGGCTATAAGGTACGCAACGCGAAGGAAGCCGAAGACCTACTTATTAAAAATTCCGCGAAGTTTGTAGAAGCCTGTATAATGAAGGCGAAGGCATTAGCCGCACAGAACCTCGCCGCTGAAAAGTACCAAGAAATTATAAAGAAGCAAGCCGAAATAGACGCTATGCCGGACACGGTTAGCCAATTCGTGCAGACGAGTAGCGGACAATATGGCGGCGTTACAGGCTATTATATTGAGGTAGCCAACCGAGCAAAGGCAGAAGCCCGGAAAGAATTAGAAGGCTTACAGGGCGAAGCGAAAAAACTTATCGAACAGCAAACGCAGTTTACAGCCGAGGAACAGGCTATTTTAGCACAGATAGGCAACCAAGCCGGGCAAGTCGTAGAAGGAAGCGTAGCGGCCGCAGAGAAGGAACTGCAACGCCTTCGCGGGCTTTATAACGACGCAGCTACCGACGCAGAACGCTCCAATCTTGCCAAACAAATAGCCGCACAGCAAGCAGAAGTAGACCGTTTAAGCCTAAAAACTACTTCCGGGGGTGGAGGATCCAACAAAGATAAAGACCCATTCGCCGAAATGTTGGCGACACGAAAAGGGCTTTACGAAAAATATTTGAAGTGGATAACAAGCAGCGACGAAACCGTTAGGAACGCCGCCGCTTCCGAGTTCGCGCCCTTATTGAAGGAAGGCAGTAGCTATCTTGACTATTTGGAGAAACAACGCGCCGCGATTGAAGCCAAAGCCACAAAGACAGCCGCCGACCTTAAGAACCTTACTACGATTAACAACGAGATAGCCAACGCCACCCGCGAATCGGTTATTTCCGCCTTCGACGCACAACTACAACAGGAGTTGGCCCAGTGCAAGACCCTAAGCGAAATGTTAGCCACCATAGAACGCCGACGTTCCGAACTTTCCGGGGATAATTCCGACGTTGATAACGCAAAGGCGGAAATACTTACGACCGCAGAGAACGACGCTAAGGAACAGGCTAAGGAAGAAACCAAAGCCCTACTTAACGAATACGCCGCCTATCTTCAAGAGAAAATAGACTTTGAAGAAAGTTATGCCCGGAACCGGGAACTACTGACCCGGAGAGCCGCAGAAGCCACCACAGACGCAGAACGCCAAGTAGTCGAAGCCGCCTTAGCCGCGCTTGAAGCCAAACGCGCCGAATATAATAAGCGAAGCGGAAACGAACAATACGACACGCTGTTACAGGAATACCAAACCTATCAGCAACAGGAAACCGCGATACTTGAAAAGTACGCGGCCCAACGTGCATTAGCCGAACAGCAGGGCAACGCTGCCATGATAGCGCAGATTAACGCCAAACAGCAAACCGAACTTTCCAAGTTAGCCGCCCAAAGGCTTATGGCTTCCGAAAGTTGGGGGCAGTTGTTTAGCGATATTTCCCGCCTAAGCACAACCACAATTAACCGGCTTTTGAACGACATAAACAGCCGGAAAGTAAATCTTTCGGCAGAGTTCAACCCCGCCGACCTCAAGGCTATTAACGACCAATTGCAAAAGGCTAAAAACGAGTTGCAGACCCGTAACCCATTCTTAGCCCTTCGTCAGAGCCTTAGCGAGCTTCGCGCCGCAATGAAGGCGGATAAGTTGTTAGACAGCGACGACCCGTTTGTAAAGTCCTTAGAAGAAAAGAAAAAGCAATATGCCGACTATACGGACGCGATAAACAGCAGCGACACCACGTTAGCCGGGGCCGCTAAAGAAGCCTTCGCCGACCTTTTGGCGGAAGGCAGTAGTTACGTCGATATGCTACGCCGGAAAATTGCCACGCTTAACGGGCTTAAGATTAAAGGCGAACTTACCATAGAAGGACAGGAGCAACTCGATATATTGAACGCCGCCCTTAACAAAGAACAGGGCACCGCCAAGAGCGTAGGCGCGGCAATAAAGGAAAACTTTGCTGACCTCGGCAGTAGCCTAACCTTTGTTTCGTCGTGCTTCGGCAGCGTCGTAAGCGGAATAAAGAAGATGGGCTTAAGTATGGACGAGGAAACGGAAACCATACTTAACGACATAGGCGGTATGTTGGACGGAGCCTCACAGATAGCGACGGGCATAGCCACCGCGAACCCGTTAAGCATTATACAGGGTTCTATCGGCTTTTTGTCGTCCGCCTTCGACCTATTCAACAGCCGCGACCGAAAAGCGGAGCGTTCAATCAAGAAACACGAAGAAGCCGTTACCCGGTTGGGCCGTGCTTATACAGCATTACAACACGCTGTAGATAACGCCCTCGGCGAAACCGTTTACCAAAACCAAAGCGCGTTAATTGCCAATCTTCGCCAACAGCAGAACGAAATTTACGGTATGATAAACGACGAGAAATCGAAAAAACATACCGATTGGGGCAAGGTTGAAGAATACCAAGAACGCATAGCCGATGCCAACCGCCAAATACAAGATATCATAAGCGAGATAACCAAGAGTATAACGCAGACCTCCGCCGGGGAGTTGGCGAACCAACTTAAGGACGCGCTTATGGAAGCCTTTGAGAGCGGCGAGGACGCGGCTAAAGCCTTCGGCGACATAGCTAACCAAGTATTAAGAAACGCCGTCGCAAACGCCTTAAAGTTACAGTTCTTAGAAAAGCCCCTGCAAAACGCGATTAAGCAGCTTCAAAAAGATATGGGCTTTGACGAGGAAGGAAACGGTAGTTTCGACGGGCTTACCCCGGAAGAACAGGCACGTTTCAAAGCCGCAGTAGCCGCAGCCGGGGCCAACTTCAAAAACGCGATGGATATGTATAAAGACCTATTCGCGGAATTGGACGACAGCGACCCGACGAGCCTAAGCGGAGCGATAAAGGGAGCAAGCCAAGAGAGTATAGACCTCTTAGCCGGACAGACTAATGCGGTACGCCAAAACCAAGTAGTTTCTATTGAAATTTTCCGACAGCAGCTAAGCCGCCTTACAAGCATGGATAACCGCTTAGGACACATAGCCGGAACACTTCTAAGCATACTTTCCCGCTTAGGCATTGAAGAAGGCGACGATTTGCGCTCTCAAGGAATAACCGATTAACCCTTACTACGACAATGGAATTAAACCAACTTAAGAAGGCTTTAGCCGCCGAAGCAAAAGACAAAGGCATTTGTTCAGAGTGGTACGACTTCATACTGAACGCCACGACCAAAGAACGCCTAATAACCCTTTTCGTAAAGGGGCAGGACTTCTGCGAAGAAAATAACTACCCGTCGCCGGAACTTCGGGCGGAGTTCGCCGACATACGCGCCCGTTTCGGAGTGTATTGCGCTGACGACAGGATAGCGGCGAAAAGTCTGCGAAGTGTTATAGCCTTCGACAACGCGACCGGGATAGCGGAATATAGTAACTTCGATGTCGCCTCCATTTCGGCGCGTGGCAACAGCGAGATAACCATCACGGCAAAAGATAACGCCTTTGTTGTCGTCGTCGTTTCCGAGGCGGCAAAGGTGCAGATAACAGCAAGCGACAACGCAAGGGTAAGCGTAATCCTTCACGGCGGAGAGTGCAAGACCCAGGCCAAAGAGCAAGCGAAGATAAAAACAACCGACAAACGTAAGTAAAATGGCATTAGAGCAAAATCTTATATTAAACCTTCCCTTCGACGAAGCGGACGGTTCTAACGTAGCCTATGACTTCGCGGCAAACCGTTATGACGCGGAAGTAACGGGCTGTCCTTTCGTCGTCGGCAGACAGGGGAACTGCATACGCTTCCCCGGCGAAGGCTACGCCGAAATTCCCGCCAACGTGATACCATTAAGCGGCAACTTCACTATTTTAGCATGGGTCAAGGCAAATAAGTACGCCGACGGAGTTACAGGAAAGCGAATCGGGCTTTTCTGTAATACCGCCCAATTGGAAGGAAGCCGCGAAATTTGGATAGACGTAACGCCGGATAGTTGGGGCTTCCTAACAATCAAGAAGACGGGCAACACAGTAACGCTATATTTGGACACGCAGCGCGTAAGTAGCGTTACCCTTCCCGCTACACTTACGGGAATAGCCCTGTTACAGGACGTTTACGGCACTGAATACGGTTATGCAGATGTTGACGAAGTGAAGGTTTATAACGTCGCCCTTTCGGACGACGATATAGCCGGAAGCCTTAATAACGTTTCGCAACTTGAATACTACCTTAGTGGCGTAAATTTCCGCGACATGGGTATAAGGGTAGAAAGTTCCACGGGAGTATTAGACCAACCAAAATTAAAAACGCCGTCTTCTATTGATTGGCCCGACTACCACGGGAAAGTAGTCGATCTAACGAATAAGCGTTACGAGGAACGCGAAATAACGCTTAATTGTTGGCTTAAGGCTTCGGGTAAAATTGACTTCGTGGAGCGAGTAAACAGACTTTACGACCTTCTACGCGCCGACGGAACCGCCCGCCTTATGATAAGCATCCACCCGACAAAGCCACTTCTTTACGAAGTCTATGCTTCCGACGGTATAGCCCCGTCGAAACGTTGGCACGACGATAAGATGATAGGCACTTTTAGCCTAAAGTTGAGAGAACCCGACCCAGTGAAGCGCGTAGTTCGCCACCAACGAATCAACGAAACAAGCCGCGAGCTTTCCATCGCCCTAAAAACTGAAAAAGTTGTTAGCGTCTATTGGGGCGACGGAACAGTAACCGAAGATGTTTACGGAGATTATACCGGGGCGAAGGCTTTAAAACATACCTACGCCGAAAACGGCGTTTATTACGTCGTTGTGGCCGGTGTAATTGAGGAAATAACCGACTTTTCCACCAACGGCATCATCGTATGGAACAGATTATAATTTACCACGCAGACGGAAGCGAAACGCCGTTATTCAGTCGTAAGAACGTCAGCGGAATCAGTAAGGCGACCCAAAAAGCCGCCTTACTTTCCGACGACGTGGTAACTATTTCCGTTTCGTCATCCGTACCCCTTCCCGTAGGGATAGGCGACCGTATTAAAGTTTACGGGCGAACCTACAAGGCAAACCAATTGCCGGAACCCTCTAAAAACGGGCTTCGGCGGTTTGAATACGACATTACGTTTGAAGGGCTGCAGTACGACCTTATCGACGCACAATATAAGTTACCCCCGGAAGCCTACGGCGACACCTATTACAGCGACCTATACGGACATTTGCGCGTATTGGTTTGGAACGCCAACCGCGTACAGCCGAATAAATGGCGTTTAGGCGTTTGCCCGGCAGAAGGAACGACCGCCTATAAGAACATAAACACGGCAAGCCGGAACTGCTTACAAGTTCTTCAAGACATTTGTAGCGAATGGAGCGTAGAATTTGAGATAACCCCCGGCGACGGTTTTAATACGATTAACATCAAGGAAAAAGCCGGAATTACCCACCCGTTTACACTTCGATACGGGCGCGGTAAAGGCCTCTATACCCTAAAGCGTACCAACGTTAATAACGCCGGAATAACTACGCGCTTGTTCGTCTATGGCGGACAGGACAACCTCGGACGCAACTATGGGCATACCCGCTTATGCCTTCCCAATACCGACCGCCTTACTTCCTATTTACAGGACGATAAGGCTTTGGCACAGTACGGCACAAAAGAAAACGAAAAAGTTTACGACATTAAGCCGGAGCGCGTCGGAAAGGTTACAGCAGTTGGAGCGGACGAAATAACATTTTCGGACACAACCGCCGGGGATAACGCTATGTTCGACCTTAACGCCAAAGGCCCGGACGGAAGCACCCTTTATTTGTTGGGCGACACCCACGCAAAAATAAAGTTTCAGTCCGGGCAGTTGGCGGGCTACGAATTTGACGTACACAAATACGACCATGCTACCCGAACCTTCATACTAAACCGCTTTACAGACGAAAACGGTACGGTATTCCCTTCCGCTACTTCCGAAGCCTTCCAATTTGCCAAAGGCGACGAATATATTATTACCGAGATACAACTGCCCCGTAGTTATATAACCGCCGCTGAAAACAAGTTGTTAGAAGCCGCTAACAAGGACTTCCCGGCCATGACACAGCCACAAGTAAGTTATAAACTTACTATTTCCGAAGACTTTTTTACCGCGATGTTCGGGCGCGAGGTGGAAGCCGAGATTTTACACGTTGGCGATTACATTAACATTGAGGACGAAGACATAGGCGTTAATAAGGCTGTCCGCATAGTGAGATTAGAACGTAACCTTTTAAAGCGACACGCCTACGACATTACACTCAGCGACACCGTTACCAAGTCTACAACTGTCCGCGTCCTTAACGAGATAGACGACATTAACGAAGTCATCAATATAAACAAGTTGGCAGACCCCGCAAAAGCCCGCCGACGTTGGATGGCTACGCAAGAGTTGTTAAGTATGGTATTTGACCCGGAAGGCGACTATTACAGCGAGAAAATAAAACCGTTGTCGATAGAAACCCAAATGTTGAGCGTTGGCGCGAAGTCCACACAATTCGCGCTCCAAAACATTACCTTCCAACCGAACTATAACAAGGATCCAAACGCGTTGTTTGTTTCAAACGGTTTGTTAGTTCACTACGCCATCGAAGAAAATATACGGACGTGGGTACTTACGGCGGCAACCTTTACCAACTTAAAGACTGCTACCGCTTACTTTATTTACGCCCGATGTTCCACCACCGCCGGGAACGGACAAATTATCCTTTCCCAAAGTGCTATAAAAGTAGAACAGGAAGCCGGGTATTACAACTTTCTTATAGGAGTTCTTAACAGTGTAGTAACCGACGCGGGCGGCAAGAACCCCGGCAGATTGGTAAGCCTTACCTACGGAAGTACGACCATTAACGGGCGTTTCCTTCGTACCGGGCGAATAGAAAGCAGCGGGGGCGGTAAGTGCTACTTCGATTTGGATAACGACGAAATAGGCGGCGTTATTCGTTTCGTAGGCATAGACGGGAATTATTATAACATTACAGACGTACAGGAGAAGACCGACGAACTTAAGAATTACATAAACAACACCCTTCCGGGAATATTGAGCGACCTGCAAGGGCAGTTAGACGGCGTTATAGAACAATGGTTTTATGACATAGACCCCGCGCCGTTAAGTACCGCACCTTTGGCAGCACCAAACGCACCCGCAAAAGAGTGGACGGACACCGATACGGCGGCCGGAAACAACGCGGAGCGGGAAAAGCACCTCGGCGACCTATATTATAACACTTCGTCGGGCAAAGTTTGGCGTTACGTCAAAGGTAAGATACGACCCAAGCCGGGAGCTGCGCTATCAACGACGGATTACTACTTTTGGCAGGAACTTGAAGACACGGAATTAGCCCAAGCGTTAGCGTTGGCACAGGACGCACTCGATGCGGCTAACGACAAGGCTAAAATTTTCGTGTCAACCCCTTACACGCCCTATTATGTCGGCGACTTGTGGGTACAGGGAAGCACGGGCGACATCCTACGATGTAAAAAAGAACGTCTTACCGGGGCTTTTAATTCCGGCGATTGGGAGAAGGCAAGTAAGTACACCGACGACGCGGCGTTAACGAACTTCATAAATAACAACTTCCTTCCGACTGTCAGCGACATAGAAGACCAGATAGACGGTAAAATAGAGAGTTGGTTTCAATCTTCCGACCCTTCTGAGAATTGGACTACGACCGCCGAAAAACGTAAACACATAGGCGATATGTGGTACAATTCTTCTACGAAGACTTTGAAGCGATACCGACAAAACCCGATATCACTTATTGACCCTTCTACGGGTACAGTTCTTTATAATTTTAGTTGGCAAACCATCGAAGACCAAAAGGCAATAGATGCCTATGAAGCCGCAAGCCAAGCACAGGACACCGCCGACCGCAAAAGACAAGTATTTGTAAGCACCCCTTACGGGCCTTACGATGTCGGCGACCTTTGGCTACGGTCATGGACAGACAGCACAGGAGTAGCAAGAAAAGACCTATACCGCTGTATTACCGCCCGAACTTCCGGCTACAATATTAACGATTGGGCGGAAGCGACCTTTTACGACAACACCCAAGTAACCATAGACCGGGGAATAGTTACCGCCGGAACTGTGCAACTTGCTAACGGTAATTCCCAAAGTATTGTAGCGGGTATTACCGGGGGCGAGAGTGAAGCCGCCAACGAGAAGGAAGAACGGAAGGTTAGAATTTGGGCGGGAGCAAGTAAGGCGAACCGCTTTACCGCGCCTTTCCGCGTTCTTCAAGACGGCAGTTTCGTAGCGACAAAAGGAACGATAACAGGAACAATTAACGCCAATTCCGGCTCTATTGGCGGCTTCGAGATAGGAAGCGGAAGAATAGGAACTGTAGCAAACGGCACGGCAACAACAGGTACCGGAATGTCTTTATATAGTGAATTTATTAAATTCGCTAATACTTATTGTTGGGCTTCGATAGGCACCAACGTACTGCCCGCAACGACGGGAACGGTTGGTTTAGGACGCTTTACCAATTCCACCCCGAACAGTTATGGCACGAACTACGGGCTTCTTATTGACGTTACAGGCGGATTGATTAACTTAGCGATAAAGACACATGGCGCGATAGTTTCCGATACCTACATAGAAAGTTACGGGATATTGAAAGTAACGCCATCCGTTAACACTTGTCATATTCCCGGCGATTTGTCAAACCCGACTATTTTTAGAATTGTCGCAAACTTCATTTATTCAAATGCCGGGGTTGGCTTCCCAACACGCCAATCAGTATGCAAGCTATTAGGAATTGGCAGCAGCACACCGTTTGCCGTCCGCTTCCAAATGGTAGTTAGTACATCTTCAACCCAAACGGGCTACATTACCGGGCGCAATACATTCGTAACAAGCAAGAATAGCGCAGGCGTAACAACTTACCCGATGAATAACGACTCCTACCCGTGGCGACTTGACAACAACGCCGCACAGCAGACAGGAAAAGCGAATATGGCAAAGGGCGACATTTGCGAATACCTTTTAGTTTGGGATGGAAGCACCTATAACGCCTATTGCTTGAATTTCCGCACCTAAACAACTGAAACACGCCGCTATATAGCATTTGTTAGCCCGTCCTACACGGCGGGCGGGCTAACAAACACTTCACGGATACTTAGCGACGTATTAAAGTAATACGACTATACAGTAATTTTGCAAACACCAAAATCAGATAACAATGACAAACAGGAACGGCGATTTAGTCAGCGCACAAATATCGGTAGCCGGCCCGGTCAAGTTCGACGGGGGCAGCTTCCGAAAAGATACGCCCTTTTGCGTCAAGAACGACGGAGAAGCTGCGGTAGTGCTTGAAGTGAACCTTTGGGGAATGCCCGAAGGCGAATTTATTGCTACGCGCTTTGAAACGGGTTGGAACCCGGAAATAGTCCGAGAGATAAAAGAAACAAGTCAGAAAACCGCCCTTCTTTGGGGCTACTAATAACACCACAAACTATGGGTTTAATTATAGCTGCGGGCAACACTAAGCCCGCCTTCCCTTACGATTATTACTACGGCGTTCGCATAAAGACGACCGTAGCCGCTACCACTTTGGAGCGAATAGGCCGCCCGGAGTTGCACACGTCGCTCCCGGTTCAGTCAAAGATGCGCCGTTGTGTGCTTCGTGATAACGGAACGGTAGCCTACTACCTTCACGCGACAGACAGCACCAAACGCGACACCGGGGCCGCCGCCAACCTTACCGGGGCAGACGGTCAAGTAATGGTAGAAATTCCGAAGCACTACCGTAAGTTTGAGTTCGACGGAACCGACCTTATAGCCCTTATTTCGGAATACCCGCTCCCCGGCTTCCACGAAGTACCGAAAATGTACCGCAGTGCCTACGAAGCCACAGTAGACCGCACCGTAGCCGCTACGCCTAAGTTGGCTTCCGTAGTCAACACTACCGCCGCTTTCCGAGGTGGAAACAATAACGCAACTTACGACGGCACCTACCGCAGCTTCCTCGGACTTCCGGCTACGGCAATTTCCCTTACCAACTTCCGAAACTACGCCCGCAACCGTGGCGAAGCCGGACTTAACGGCAAAGGTTGGAACTGCGACCTATACGCCGCACAGTTGGCGACCTATTGGCTTTTCGTCATTGAGTACGCCAACCTTAACTGCCAGGCCGATTATAACGCACAGCCGGATGCAAACGGTTATAAGCAGGGCGGACTCGGCGCGGGCGTTACTACTATGACTTCCGCGAATTGGAACACCTATAACGGCTATTACCCCGTCGTTCCGTGTGGCGCAACCAATTCGCTCGGCAACGCTTCCGGCGTTGTCGAAAAGAGCATAGACAACGGCGCGGGCATAGCCTATACGTTCAAAGTTCCTTCTTATCGAGGGATAGAAAACCCCTTCGGCCATATTTGGAGCTGGACGGATGGCTGTAAGTGTGAGATACAAAGCGAAGAAGCGGGCGGCCTGTCGAAGTTCTACGTTTGCAACGACCCCGCGCAGTTCCAAGACAGCAGCTACAACGGTTATGACTACCGGGGCGACCTTCCCCGGAAGGAAGGCTACGTTAAGCGCATCATGGGCGGCGAGTTCGGCGACAATATGCCCGTAGAGGTTGGCGGAGGTTCTACCACCTACTTCGCGGACTACTTCTATACCAATATACCCGCGTCCGGCGTGGCTATGCGCGGCGTTTTGTTCGGCGGGAGCGCGATTGACGGCGCGTTTGCCGGGCTTTCGTGTGCGTATACGCGCAACGCGGCTTCGAGTACGACTGCGACCGTCGGCTCTCGGCTTTGCTTTATACCCGCAACGTAACCCGTTCCCCACGCAATACAATAACGAAAACGCGCCCCAACCGCCGCGCCCCGATTGTTCGGCGGTTGGGGTAAATAAAAAGACAAATTATGGAAATAGACCCTTTGCGACAAGCCGACAGAGCATTACGCCAATGGGTAGCAAGAACTAAACACGAAATAGCGATGAGCGACTACAACACCAAGCCCACAGTAGAAGACGACGGAAGCCTCGCCTTCTTGAACATTCCACAGGACGAAACAAACAAGCAGTTCAACTGCCGCGAAACCACGTAGCAAAAACTAATAAACCTTTCCTTCCTTGTGCTTGACTTCATCGACGGAGTAAAAACAAAGTTCGGAAACGAACGCTTCTTAGTGAAGATAAAGCACCCGGACAACAGCCCTGACAAGCCGGGCCAAGTGGAAAAGTTCTTTACCAATTCCACCGAAATAAAATACGTTCTTCGTGAGATTAAGAAGCGTAACGCCTTCCCGCGAAAAGTCACTATGAGGGCTTCGGGTACGCGCTACTACTTTGAATAAAACGAATTGGGTTGTTTGCCTACGGGCGTTTTGTTCGGCGGGAACGCGAATAACGGCGCGAATGCCGGGCTTTCGTATGCGAATACGAACAACGCGGCTTCGAATACGAATGCGAACATCGGCTCTCGGAATTACTGATAACCTTAGAAATAAGGGCTTATAACTTGAAATGGCAAAGACCCCGCCTCTTGGCGAAAAATAGTAATAATTATTGGCTTTTGGTAGGCTTGCGCCGAAGAACGCCAAGTAATCAGCAAAGCAATAAAAGAAGTGAAAAGACACGGTAATTTATTCGGCAGTTTCAGCGACGCGGACAACATAGAACGCGCCGCCCGTATGTCCGACCACTATAAGCCCGAAAACACGGCGAAAGTGTGCGCTTTGCTTCATAGCGACGAGTTCCAACCGTCAGACGCTTATAATATAACCATAAACGACGGTAAGGAACGACTGTTAACCATTCTACCCGAAAACCCCGACAAGATAATACATCGCGCCCTGTTGTTGATACTTCGCCCGATTTGGGATAAGGTATTTATAGCCGATAGTTACTGCGGCATTAGGAAACGCGGGCAGCTTCCGGCAGCACTAAGAACGCGCAGCTTCATACAGGAAGCCCGCAAAAGCGGCCGGGTGTATTGTCTTAAGTTCGATATGCGGAAATTCTACCCTACGATAAAGCACGACGTATTAAAGGCGTTAGTTCGTAGGAGCATCAAGGACAAACAGATACTTCGGTATTTAGACGCTATTATAGACAGCGAAGAAGGGGTAATGCTGGGTAGCCCTATAAGTCCGTACTTCGCCAACCTTTATATAACCTACCTTTGCCACAGGCTTAAGGAGAAGATGGGCGCGAAGTGGCTGATAAACTACGCCGACGACTTTATTATACTTTCTAACGATAAAGAGTTTTTGCACCGTTTGTTAAAGGAGATTGAGGGATACTCTACCGTAGAACTACGGATAGAGGTAAAGAGGAATAAGCAAATATTCCCCGTAGCCTTAGACCGAAGCGACAAACACGGCCGGGGCATAGACTTTTTAGGCTTTGTCTTCTACCTTAACGAAACACGGATAAGGAAAGGTATAAAACAAGCCCTTTGTAGGAAGATAGCGAAGTTAAGGAAAGCCAAGAACCCTATATCCCGGAAAGACTTCTTACAGGCTATTGCGCCGTGGTGGGGTTGGCTTAAATACAGCGATAGCCAATACTTAATTAACCAACTTAATAAAATAAGCCCGTATGAAATCAAATTCAGACGTTAGGCCGGCGGCAATTTTGCCGCTCGGAAATGGCGCGTACCACTACAATTATAACGTAGCCGCCCGAACCCAAGAACCCGAACCCGTGGCTCAGTCCGACGACGAAACCCCGGACGGAACAGACACCGCCGTTAACATAGTCAGCCCCCGGATAGTCTATGACTACGACACCGTGGAAGTGTGGGGAACGCCCAACTACAAAGACCTTACCCGCGCCGTCATTCGTGCCGAAGTTTCGGAAACGGAAGAGTTCGGACTGATTAACGACTACAACGCCGCCCGCGCCGGGCTACTTGAAGACGAGGAAGCAGAAAAGGCGGAAGCCGCCTATACCGCGCACCTTCGCCGAGTAGCCGAGATTAAGGCAATGGTCAAAGTTGACCTCGCCGGGGCCGGGTACTAAAAACGACATAGGACAATGGAAAACGTACCCGCAATAATAAGCGCGATTGGTGTAATTATAGCTGCGTGGTTTAGTTACAACCAATACGCCAAAAACAAACTGACCGACTTGAAGGTAGAGCAGATGCAACGCGAAAACGAAGTAAAGCGTAAGCGTCGTTCTGACAATTCGGCGTTAGTTCACGGCGAATTATGGGAGATACTCCACGAACTAAAAGCCGACCGCGTTTACATAGTTCAGCCGCACCCATTAGGGAACGAAAGTATGGTTAGCATCTACTTTGAAAGCAAGCGCAAAGGAGTAGAAAGCATGAAGCCGCGTATTCAAAACCTTAAGATGTGCGACGTAGCAAAGTTTTGCAGTGAACTAACGAAGAACTTGTTTATGTTCATAACGGACATAGATAACGAAGTATCCGACCGCTACGCGAAATCCTTACTTTCGTCCTGCGGAACGGAGCAAGTAATTATAAAACGCCTTTCCGACAATTCCCACGATTGGGTAGGCTCAATTTTTTGCGAGTTCACACACGGCACGGAAATAGACGAAGGAGAAGCCCGCGCCATTCTTCACGAAGCCGCTATGAATATTCAGTACATTCTACCGGCATTTATAGACTAATCAATTAAAACCACATGGCAAATTTAGCAGTATTAGCCCCCTTCATTTTGTCGCACGAAGGCGGGTTTGTAAACGACCCCTACGACCGGGGCGGAGCGACCAACAAAGGAGTAACTATTGCAACGTGGCGACAAGTTGGCTACGATAAGGACGGCGACGGCGATATAGACGTAGACGACCTCAAGAAGATAACCGACACCGACGCAATAGAGCGCGTAATGCGTCCGCACTATTGGAACCGGTGGAAAGCCGACCGCATAGCGTCGCAGTCAGTCGCTAACATTGTCGTCGATTGGGTATGGGCTTCCGGCAAGCACGGAATAACGAAGGTTCAGGCCCTTCTCGGCGTGAAGGTGGACGGCATTGTAGGCGAAAAGACCTTAGCCGCCCTTAACGCGCGGAACCCCCGCGCCCTGTTCGACAGGATAAAAGCCGCCCGCGTCGCCTTCATTGAAGGCATCGTAGCCGCCAACCCTTCGCAAAAGCGATTTGGGAACGGATGGCTTAAGCGTCTTAACCGTATTAAGTACGGAAGTCTTACCCACAACACCAACCCCGAAAAAACAATAACCTTCCCCGACGTATGAACCGAGTAGCCCAAATTCTTATAGTTGTGCTTGCGCTTTTCGCGTCCGCCTGTACGACGAGCCGGAAGGCGACGGCGACCAACACCCAGGCCGAAGCGCAGTTTACGGCGACGACCGAGAAACAACACCACGCCGGATCTATAGAGAAGGCGGGGATAATTACCAACATAACGACCGACGAACGCCGGAACGTGGTAGTAGATTTTACAACGGTGGAGTTTTACCCCGGCGGCTTCCCTTCATTCCCTAACGACAGTACGGCCCCGGATTGGCTTAATACAGTAATAGCCGCTACCGCTTCCGAGAACGGGGAGAAGGCGAAGCCCCCCAACGTGAAAAGCATCACGAAAGGCCGGGCAGTTCTTAACGGGGAGAAAAACGAGCAAAGCCGGACGGAAGCACAGGCCGACCGAACCACTACCGAAGACGACACGGAAAAACAGGACATCAACGCCGAAGCGAAGAAAGATACCGACACCAAGACCGAGGAAAAGCCAAAGACCACTATTTGGGATTGGCTATATTTGGCAGTCGTCGGCGTGTTCTGTGTCTACGCGATAATTATCGGCTTGAAGGTGGCGATAAAGATGCACCGGGCCGCCAAAGGTAAATAA